TATTTAATATTTTGCTAATGATTTCGAAGGCTTAGCGGACACCTAAAAGCGTGAATTTTTGAATTTATTATTTTTCCAAAGATTTCAATAGCTTACCGACCATGCAAGGTTAAATTATCTTCCGGCATCCTTGCCTTAATTACCTAATCATTTCAATATCTTACCGCCCTTGACATTTCCTTATTTAATAATTATAATAAATCATAGCAATTTCAATCACTTAGGGGAGGACCCAGGTCATGACATCATTCGACAAACTCCTAGAAGACCTAGATCATGAGTATGCTAACCAGCAGCACCAAAAACTGGGAGTCCAAGAGGATGAGAGAACTAAGCCAGCGTATCATCAGGTGTGTAAGGCCCAGCAAAACCAACAACGGGTTAGAAGGTTTGGTGGGGAGTTAATTCAGTGGTTGGCTGACTCGGTAGGCGGTTTGAATGTAGTGATGAGTCGAACCCCGAAGCCTCGTTGGGCCGTGGTTGCCGCGGTGATAGGCCGAGACATGGGGAAGTGCAGGGTATGTTTGAAGCCAGTTGGAGGCATGGGGACAAAGAATGATTGGACGGTTAAGCAACGTATCCGGCCAAAGGACGGCGGGCAGTTCGAGGAGCCTAATTGTGTGCTGGTGTGTGAAGAGTGCTCGAAGGTTTGGCCCCGGGGCAGAAACTTTTATTTTTACCCAACGCTTGAAGAAGGCTGGTTGGTTCAGAGGGCTGCGGTTCTTAAAGCTCGCATCGCGGGCAGGAAAGGCGTGAAACCGTTGGACTGGAGGGATGAGGTGGTTATGCAAAATGCACGGTTGGTGTTAGAGAGGGTTAGGGAGTTGAAGAGTAAGCGCAAATTGGGAATATAGGCTCTTTTGGCATGGAGCTTGCATGAATAAGGATAAAGCTCGAGAAAAGCCGGATTTTCAAGGCAATTTTGGCTATATATAGCCAGCGCTTGGCCATATCTAGCCAGCTTGATCAATCCCATAATAAAAAGGAGCCTACCATGTTAACAGAAAGTATGAAAGACCAGTTGCGAGCTCAGGCAGACCTGAGCGACCGAGAAGCGTGGTTTGGTATCGACCCAAGCATGAAAGACTGGATCGCTGCCGAAAAACCGTACCTGTGGTGTAGGAAGGTGGTAGTCATCGACGAGGGTGAGACCATAACCCTAGTTCGAGACATTGGTTACGGAACTCTAGCTCTGTTCCGAGGTGAGACACTAGAGGGGTTGGGCATAAATCAAATACTGACGCCCGACGGTAAATACATGGGAGTTGACACCTACGCCGGGGAGCCTCCGCAGTTGTACAAACGGATCGCATAAACTAAACCCTCGAAACGACAAAAGGAGCCTACCATGCCCAAGAACCTAACAATCCAGAAAGCTGTCGATCAAACTCTCGCCTCGGCTGTTTATCGAATTCAAACCATGCGCGGCGTAGTGCCGTATTTGAAACTATCGGGACTTGAGTTGGCTTTGCAACGCGCAGAAGAACTTGAGTACTTAGCTTCCCTGCCGCTGGAAGAGTCAGCTTCGTCTCAGTTCGAAAAGGAGTCTGCGAAATGACAGCTCGCGAACGTTTAGATGAAATCCAACGCCGCAAGTCAAGGCTAGATGGTAAGATTCGCGAGGTTTGGGCAGAAGCTTCCAGGTTGCAAGCTGAGCGAGACGCTTTGCAAGCAGAGTTCGACAAGCTGATTATTGAAGTCGAGCCTACGGTTGTGGCCAAACCACAAGCCAAGAAGTCGGGCACCCCGAAGGTCGACCCCAGGGTAGCTGAGTTGTTGAAACGACTCAATCGTATTCCTGGGGCTGAAGAGAAACTGAGGGACTTGCTAGGCGAGTGGTAGGATGCGCGCAAACTCGAGTCAGCTCACCCCCGATCCGAACGCCCTTATGCCCGAGGGTCTCCTTTTCCTCCGAGTTCAAGCTGGGACGATGACGAGGTTTTGATGTTCGGGTCGGGGGTTTTTTAGTTGAAGAAAGGAGTTGAAAGATGTGTAACAGTATTCACAAAAGGCACACCGTCCCGAAGCACAAGTCGGGGAAAGCTTGGAAACTCTTTAGCTCGACTGATGAGGAGTGCTGGTATACCGCCATAGCTACGTCACATGAACGTTACACCATCAATCCGGATGGCTGGATTGTTTGGGACGAGTCCAAGCTTGGCGACGGCTTCTGCCTTCTACCTACAAAAAGAGAAGCTGAGAAACTATGCGAAAACTGGAACAAAGCGTTTGAAGATTTTCCATTATCCCAATTGAAGATCGTACAAGTAGAATACAGAGGGGCCACAGCACGTCAAGATGATTATATAGTCGGTTACGATAGGACTTATCAAACATTGCTCGTCAAAGCCTTCAGGCCGTTGGTATGACTCAGAAAAGGAGCCTAAAATGAGACCAGAAAGCACCTCGATTTCTCAGGACTACGCTCAAAGCTACCGCCCGCTTCATTTAATGAACGCAGGAGTGCGTGGTTGGCCTAAAACTTGGACCAGAGAACGCAGGCGGAGTGGACGGGTTAGGGTTTATTCTAGGGAGGAAATCGCGCGGTATGAAAAGGAGGCTTCGGAATGCCCACGAGAGTCTACTATTGGATGAAAGGAGCCCCGCCTGATCGTCCGGGCGGGCCGTGGTGGTACAAGGACTTCCATTCTGACATCGAGGCTTACGTGTTTATTAGTGACTTGTGGCAGTTTACCAAAGACATCCGAACGCTGAAAGCTGCCCAACTGCCCGAGCAGGAAACCTCCAATTGTGCACCCCCAGTGGAGGCACGTTCAGTGAAATAAACAAAGGAGGTTCAGAATTTATGGACAGAGACCTCAGTTGGATGACAGAAGATGATTGGCGGAGAGTCAAATCATGGCTTGGTTACTCAAAGGTTGGCAGGAGCAACAACTGCCCGTGGGAGAAGACTCTTTCCCTTAATGCCATTTGTTGGAAGTGTTACCAATGGTTTCCTCTACCGGAGCTGAATCCCAAGAGCCCAAATAGGGGCCCAGAATGTCCTTGCGACATCCTCGACTGGGACTACGTCGCCAGAGTAGTTAAGAAAGAACTCCTATGGTACCAACAACGAGAGGGGGTTTCTCGATGCCAATCAGTTTAGAGCAAGCCAAACAACTCCGGCCCGGACAGGTACTGCATCATGTCCGTAATCGCAACGCCGACGGCACTCCACAGCGCTGGCGGGTGAACGGTCGGCCCAAGGTTTGGAAGCGTAGTCCTGAGAAGGTGCGAGTTCCGATCAAGCACGGTTTGTGGACTTATGATTATCTAACCGAGTCCGACTTGGACTTAGTTAATTTGGAGGACGCATGAAGAGTTACGATTATAGAGCGGTTGTTTGCGACTGCGACGTATTTTGTGTTGAGTGTGCACCAAGGGATAATTGCTATCCAGTGTTTGCTGACTCGGAGTGGGATGTAGCTCCGGTTTGCGCGACTTGTGGCCAGGTTCACGACTATGTTCAGGTGATCGAGAACTAAGAGCTGAGTAAAGGAGTCGAAAATGACTTTCTGGGAGAGTGTGTTAGTTTTCGGAATAGGCTGTGCAATAGCGTCGGTGGTTTTGATGCTGCTGGCTGTTTTGTTTAACGACTTGGCTAAGTTGATGGATGAAAAAGACTAACCATGCCCAATTTCGCACCCGGTCAACTAGCTATCATAAACCAACCCCGCGCTCGCCTACATGGCTTTGCGGTGCGCATCACGGCCCTTGCACCGCAGCAACAAGCCGTAGTTGAGCTGTTAGACTCCGACGAGCCGACCTCAAGGCTGTTCGAACTCAAAAACTTACTCCCAACAGGCCGAACCCCGGAGTGGATCTGCGCGAGGTTCGACCTCCAGCCAAGCGAGTTCCAAAAAGCTCTAGGCCTAGAGCGTGCGCTTCCTGAGTTCAGCAGTTTTAGGAAAGCTCGTCGGAGTCGCCGAACCGCTAAGCCCAAAACGCTGGAAGACCAACTCAAAGGTTTGAACAAGCAGCAACGCGAGCTTTTGGTTAAAATGCTCCATAATATAAAGGAGAACTCTTGAAAGCCTCCGAATCGACTATTCAGCAACTCCGCGCTCAAGGGGTTGAGATATTCGACAACTCGATGATCTCGACCTTTTTGAGTTGTCCAAGGAAATATTTCTATCGACATCGACTAGGGTTGGTGCGTAAAGACATTAACGTGAGGCAAAGCTACGGGTTGAATTTCGGCGCCGCAATTCATCAAGCGCTGGAAACGTGGGAGTTGACTAGTCGAGATGACGATGCCGCGCTTCGAGCGTTCCGAGAGGCGTTCGAAGGACTCGAAGAACCTGAAGCCACCTCCCCCAAGACTGGCAAACCCTTGAAAGCCACCTACACGATGCTTTATGGTAGTGTGCTGCTAGATGCGTACTTCGACAAATACCGCAAAGATGAGCGTAAGGTGCTGGAAGTCGAAGTTCCGCTTGCCGAAGAAGTCGCTGACGGGATTTATATCTGCGGGCGGATTGACAAAATCATGGAGCGTTCGGATAGGGAGCTGGTTTTCGCTGATTACAAAACCACGAAATACGTCAATAAATTCATCCACGTGCCTAATCCGCAGTTTCAGACGTATTCTTGGCTGGTCGAGCGCCTGAGCAACCGTCGTCCGAAGGGGGAGTTGGATATTCTGGGAGTTTCGAAATCCGCCCCGCCCGATGAGATGCTTACTCGCGTGCCGATTGAGTATACCGACTGGCAGATGGCCGAGTGGCAAACGTCGTTGATTCGTCATATCGAAGCTATCAAGCGCGGGGTTGAAGCCGAAGCCGCGCTGGCCGAGGACGAACAATTCCGCGCGTGGCCACAGGCTTGGAATTGCATGAACTTTAATCGCGAATGTCCGTATCTGGCGCTTTGCAGCTTGGCCAGTCTGGCCGCGCACGAGCCTATTATGCAATCATTGTATGAGGTTGATTTTTGGGACCCATTTGGAGTGATAGATGGCTAAGTTTTGGATCAAGCGACCACAGCCTGATAGGTTTGTAACTAGCGATGGAACGCGGCATCGAGTTGAGGTCGTTAAAGAAAACGCTCGATCTTATTGGTTGCGTCCTGAAGGCTGGGAGAAAGTGATCAGGGTGCATAAGTTGAGCAAAAAGCTGCGCCCGGTTAAGACTCTAAAAAGGAGGGTAGGACAATGAATGAAGAGGTTTGGACTGAGGAACTGCTCAAAGAATGCAAGACGATAGAACGACGGTTACGCAAGCACGTACACGCTCCAGATTGCGAAGGTGACCCCGACGCATGTCCGAGGGGGTGTGGCTGCGACCCCCATCTCAGTGATTTCACTGCCATTCTGTGGACGGCAGCAGGGTGGTTGGAATACGCTCGCTGGACCACCGACGCCACGGCACTCCATGAGCGTTTAGCAGTCCTGTCTGTCCTTCGAAACACTGTGTGCTTTCACCACGAGCTGTTCAGCAACTCAGCAGCAGGAACTCTTCAGGAAGCAGTGGATCTAATCAAACAGGTCTACAAGAGAGCTTGCACCCCCCACAAGGAGTCGCAACGATGAGACGCCTCCGACCAATTAGTTCCGCAGGCCAACGCACCCGCCGTCCACTTGGTCGCAGCATCGCTTCAATCCGACACTTACCTAATGGTGTAATGTTGCAAGTAGACGCGGGTTATAACAAAGCCTTCACTGAAACCCTTAAGAAAAGTATCGCAGCCAAACACCGACTTTGGGACAAAAACGACAAATGTTGGTATGTCGTCAAGTCGCAATTCGACCGTTTGTGCTTGATTATGGAGGAGTATTTTGATGAAGTTCAGCTTATTGATTTTCCTGCACATGAAGTCGCTGCGGATGCCTGGTCGAGGTTGTATCTCATTCCCAACGCCCCGCTTGAGATCGTGCGCGCTGCCTACAAAACCCTCGCGCAGAAATATCATCCCGACAAAGGTGGCGACGTCGAAGCAATGCAGAAGATAAACGCGGCGTACAAGGAAATTTTGGGCGAACTTGCAAACGGAGAAGAAAGGAGTTAGGGATGGATGTCGCAAAGACCGATGCTAGAAGCTCGGCAGTGGTTAAGGCTGGAGTTCGCGGAGTTAAGCTCAGTCAAACGAAGGCCGTGGTCCAATCGAATAAGGTTCTTCTGCTAGCAGACATCTCCGGTTCGATGGCCGGAGAGAAGTTGGAAGGCTTGAAGCGCGCTTTGCGTGACATTTGGAAGCCGGGGTTTGAGTGCGTAGGGTTCGGCTCGGATTTGTATGAGATCACGGAGCAGGATATAGACAGACTGACGACAGCTGGCAACACCGCCATGCTAGCAGCCTTAGAATACGCTTGGCAGCCGGGTGCACCATCGCATGCTGTCTTGCTGAGCGACGGTATGCCGACTGACGCTACGCCAAACACCATCCTCGAAGAAGTCAGAAAGCATCCCTACTGCAAGGTCGACACCGTTGGTTTCTTCCAGGATGGCTACGACCGAGCAGAGGCCGAACGGTTGCTCAAATCCATCGCCGAAGCAACAGGTGGTAGGTATATGCACGTCAGCGAGCCTCTGAAGTTGAGCGCCGCGGTTCAGGTGCTTATTGACGCACCTAAGGCTTCATTTAATGAAGCGATTAGGTTGTGAGAGGAGACTATTAAAGATGAGTAAACCAATCAACGTAGCAATACCGAACACGTCCACTGAGAAGATGGAAGCAATCGCCGCAGTGTCGCGGGCAATCGAGAACCTCTCAAAGGCTCTCATTTCTGTTCAGGTTGAAGTTACGGTTTCAAACAATACAATCACTGTACCAAAAGGTGGTTCTGGAATAACCGTTTCTACAGAGGATGAATCGTAGTGTGGCCTTTGGAAAGGAGGTCGAACAATGACCAACGTGCAAACTGACCTAAAGAGCTTAGTTGAAGAGTCTAAAAAAGTGGAGACAGACCTACGGAGGTTTGCCCACGCTCCGGATTGCGAGGCTGACCCTAACGACTGCCCCAGGGGTTGCTCTTGCAATCCAAAGCTCGACGACTTCACGGCCATTCTGTGGCAAGCCGCGAAATACCTAAAGCGTGCGCGGGAGTTTTTCCCAGTTCATACAAACCTGTTCGCAGTAGGTGTGAGCACCTTGTTTAATACGGCTATTTACCACCACAACGATCCTAAGGACCCACGAGTACAAGCGTTGGATCGGGCAGAGGTCGTGCTGTGGAAGATGCACCGTAAGTTTGTGGACGAAAAGGAGGTTGAGTGGTGACTGAAAAGGCTTGGACAGAAGAATCGAGAAACAAATGCGAAGAGTTGGAAATGAAACTACGCAAATGCGTCCACGCCCCGGGCTGCACGAGCGACCCCGCGCTTGAGTACCGAATTTGCCCTCAGCAATGCGGCTGCGATCCAGAACTCAACGATTTCACCGCTATGCTGTGGAAGGCCGCTGATGTATTGAGGCACGCCCGGGACGAAGACAGAACACATATGCTCCACGCGCTCTTGTGTGGAGCACAAGTTTTGTACGACGCTGTTAATCGTCATCACGACCCCTACAAAGAACCTCCAGCAATGTTGTTGTGGGAGACAGTGCAAACGATTAGAATAGCCTTCATTAGGTCCATTTCGGGGGAGGTCAAACGATGACCAAAGAAGTTTGGACAGAAGGACTACAGAACAAAGCTAAAAAACTAGAACTGTCCTTGCGCAAGTTAGTCCACGCTCCGAATTGTCAAGACGGCATCAAATCTAACTATCGACAGTGTCCCCAAGAATGTACCTGCAACCCCGAATTGAACGACACCACTGCTTTACTGTGGGAAGCTGCAAGCATACTGCGAATGGCTCGGGCCTCGGAAAATCCGGAGCTTTTACAGGGAATACGCAGCGCTTTGAGATTCGCTGCGTGTGTTGCAATGTATCATCATTCTTGCGAGCCGAATATGCCGCGTCAATTAATCGATGCGTCGGACCTCGTCTCAGCAGTCTACGAAAACGCCCTAGCCACAAAGGAGCCTAGCTAATGACCCAAATAACCCTCCCCGACCCCGAATCTTTAGCTAAGTTCGTTCCAACCAAATACGACATCCTAATCTACGGGATGCCCAAGACCGGCAAGACCGAGTTCGCTGGCACGTGGGCTGAGCTGGGCGAAGTGCTATTTCTCGACTCTGGGCGCGGCTTACTAACGCTCAAAACTGCAGCCACAGCCGGGCGAATCAAGCATTTGGACAAAATCTACCGCGTACCCATCGAAGACCGCATCATTAAAGTCGGCCCAGCCAGCCAACATATCGGCTGGCTAACCGTTCGCACGGCCTTCGACCATCTAAAAGAACGCAGCGAATATGCTGGAGTCAAACCCAAAACAGTCGTTCTCGATGAAGTAACCTCTCTCAGCAAAATGGCCCTGGATCAAGTTTTATGCCTAACCGGACGCCATGCCGCGTTTTTGAAGCAAACGCACAAAATCACCCAGCCCGAATGGGGCAAGCTGCGCAACCTGATGCTCGGCTTGCTAACCGACGGCCGCGCCCTACCTGGAATTAACTTCGTCTGCATCGCCCATCAAGAAATCCGCGAAGACAAAGAATCCGGAGCCGTGATTGAGGTGCGGCCTAATTTCGTCGGCAAACTAGCCAGCGAAGTAGCTGGGTATTTCGATGAGGTTTATCATACCTTCACCCGCCCCAAAGGCGGCAAGGCGGAATACCTAATGCACACCCAAGGCGCAGGTCCGGTGGTGGCTGGCAGTCGCTTCGACCTAGCCAGCCCGCTGCCTACCCACTATCGCTCCATCGCCGGTTCGATCGAGCGTCTATCCCAACCGAAAGGAGGTGATTAGGCTAACCCTAGCAGCTAATCGTCCAATCAACCCAAACCTTAAACAAGGAGTCGCAAGATGCCAACGATTGACCTGAACGTGAATTTCGACGATGTAAAAGACGAAGACCGACCCAAACCGATCCCGCCAGGGACGTATCCGTTCACTATTTTGTCATGGGAGAAACTCGAAAGTGGCGAAACCTCCAAAAACCCCGGGCGGCCTTATTTAGTGTGGCAGCTGGCGGTCGAAGTCGAATCCGGCAAAACGCGCAGGCAGCGTTTCATGACCATGTTGCCCTGGCCTGATCCGGTTACGGGTGAAGTAATCATCACCGGCGTGGGCAATTTGGTGGGCCTTTGCAAAGCTGTCGGCAAGCCCTGGACCGGCTCGGCGATCGATCCGGATGAGTATGTTAATCTATCCGGGGTTGTTCGCATTAAGCAAGTGCCTGCCCGTAAGCAGAACGAAGCCGGCCAGTGGGTTGACGACCAAGACGCGCCCCCGACGAGCGATGTAGCTGGCTTCGAATACTAACGAGAAAGGAGGTGAAGTTCCAAGAGGCTAAGGCAATTTAACCGTTAACCTTCAAATCAAGGAGCTATTTATGCAGACCGAACAAGTGGAAATCAAATCCAAAGGGTCCGTTGTTTGGAGTGGCGATTATGCCTACCCAGAAAGCCTCGACGAGGCGCTTGAGGTCGACGGCGAAGAGAAAATCTTCAAACTCTATCTCCAGCAGCGGAAGATCCGTTGGACCGATGCCAAGCGCCGCGAAGTCACCGGCGGCGGAATCCCCCGGGAGCTGATCAACATGCTCAAGACTGCATCGCCAGAGCAGGTCGAGAAGCTCATGGCTATGTTGGCCGAAGCGTAGGTCTCTCCCGCCAGGCCGTAACTTTCAACCTCCAACGGGCCTGCCCTCTCCCCGCTTAGCAAACTGAGGGCATTCAAACCGAACTGGGAGATTGGAAAAATGCGCTTAGGCCGAATGTCAATCCACTTTTGCTGCGAGGAGATGCGCGACGCTCTGACCTCGTTCCGCGCTGCACCAAGTTTCACTTATGGCGTCTTTGATGGCCGACCGCGGATCAAGTTCTCGCAAGCTCGCGAGTCGACAACTTACATAACCCACTGTCCTTTCTGCGGCGAGCCTATAGCTATTCAACCGGAGCGTGAATATCCATGAAAGTCGAACTTGCGAAACTCAAAATCAAACCCGATAGGCAGCGGCAGCATGTCGATCCGGATTATATCGATAAGCTGGCCGAGTCGCTCCGCTTGACCGGGCAGATTCATTCTATTGTGATCGACGAGGACGATTATATAATCGCTGGCGAATGTCGCGTTAGGGCCGCGCGGCAACTCGGCTGGACCCACATTCGAGCCGAGTGTTTCAGTGATTTGCCCCAATGGAAAAAGGAACTGATCGAACTCGAAGAAAACATCCGCAGGCAGGGCTTGACTTGGCAAGAGAAACTGGATGCTAAGGAACGAGTTCATAAACTGCTAGCTCGTAATGCGGATAGAGAGTGGTTTCAACAAGATACTGCGGAGCATTTAGGCATTTCGACTGGCAAGTTGAGTCAAGATTTGCAACTTGCTAAAGCAGTTAAGTCTAATCCTGAAGGTTTTAAGCAATGCAAAACCAAAATTCAGGCTTGGAATGCCTACAAACGTCAGCAACACCTTAATGCGCGGGTTATGTTGAGCGCGTTGAAGCAAGAGTCGGCTGAGCAAAAGCCGGAGTCTAAACCCGAAGCCGCGCCTGCGCTTGATGCGAGCCAGAAACTCCTGCTCAAGCGCGGCGATTGTCGCGAAATCATCCCGATACTGCCTGACAACTCGATTGACTGCTTAATAACCGACCCGCCTTGGGACGTTGAGTACGACTCGCAATTCAACTCCGAAAGCTGGACCTTGAACGACACCAAAACCGTCCTCGAACTCCTCAAGCCCAAGCTCGTTCCTGGGAGTTTGTGCTGGCTGTTTTGCGCTTCGAAGCACCTGCTAAGCGGGGCTATGTATAGAATTTTGCGCGACTTAGACTACGCCGTCAAAGACCAATTCTCGATTTGGTACAAACCCCGCGTCGCTCACGCGAGCCAGCCTTATCTAACCATTAAACAAGACTACGAACCTATAATCTGCTTCTCACGCGGAGCTCCTAAACCGTTTATCAATCCTCTCTACGCCGTCATCGAAGCCAAACCCCCAGCTCAAAAACTTCACCCAGCCCAAAAACCACCCGAAGTCATCGAATACCTAATCGAAGCCTCGACGGTTGAGGGCGAGCTAGTCTGCGACCCATTCGCAGGCAGTGGGGCAAGTTTGGTAGCAGCCCTCCGATTGGGTCGACGAGCCCTCGGCATCGAAAAGTTGGAGACTTACTATCATCTTGCCAACTCGGAGGTGCAACAATGGGTAAAGGATTAAAGGATTATGCGGAGTTTATCCAAAAATGCAAAGAAGCTAAGCATGTTTTTGTGAGTAGTTTGGAAGATGTCGACGTCTATGCCCCGGCTATATGGTTGAGGCATGATGTTGACTGCTGGCCCCCGGCGGCCTTGGAGATGGCTAAGACGGAGTCTTATCTCGATGTTCCGTCGACTTATTTCTTTTGCCTGGATTCGCCGTTTTATAATTTGATGCTGCCTGAGAACATCGCGATTGTCGACGAGATTACTTCGCTCGGCTTCGATGTTGGGCTGCATGTTTATTATCCCAAGGATTCGCATATCGACTACCTAGCCGACGCAATGGTGAGTGCGATCGTAGGTCTGGAAGCATACTTCGATACGCCTACCCTCCACGGAGGCGGCGGTGTGGCATGTCCAAGTGCTGTAACCAACGACCCAAACTCCCCAGAGTATGTCTATCTAGCCGACTCCAACAACCGACCCTTGAATTTCAGCCCTCGCCCGGATGATCAAGTATTGTACGAAATCAACCTCCACCCAGAATGGTGGACCGGCTGGGAACGCATTAGGGACTTAGCTGCAAAGGTTCAAGACACGCAACTCAAAGCCATGTGGAAAGGAGTTAAGCGTTGGTGAGAGAGGTTCGATATGCTTGACCTAAACGACATTCGGTACGACGACCACGGTGTTTGGATCGGCGAACGCTACATTCCTAGCTCCAACCCCCGGGCCGAGTTCGCCCGACAGCTCGACGCAGCAACGCCCGATCTGAAAGGTAAACACATCGAACCCGAGCCGACCTACGGACGGCAGCGCATTCATCCAACGGCCCAAATCGGCTCGCCGGGATTTGGTTATGCTCGCACTCCCGAAGGTTGGCTCCACATACCAAGCTGCGCCGGGGTTGTGCTTGGAGACGACGTCGAGATTTATCCATTCGTCGACATTTCGAGTGGAACGCGCGAACCAACCCGTATCGGAGCCGGAACTAAAATCAACGCCCTCGCCAAAATCGGGCATAATGTTGAAATCGGCGAGCACTGCATCATCGGAACCGGTGCCGTGATTTGCGGCGGGGCTAAATTAGGTAATTGGGTTTGGGTCTCGCCCGGCGCACTGATTCGCGGGGATGTTACGGTTGGTGATGAAGCCTTTGTTGGAATGGGAGCAGTTGTAGTTAAGGATGTTCCAAGTGGAGTTACAGTGGTAGGCAATCCAGCACGAATCCTAAACAAGGAAGGAGAAGTAAAATGAACGACATCACCCATTTGACCGAAGTAATTATCTCAAACGTCCAACCCAAAGCCGAGGTTTCGTGGCAGGCAATTTATGCTAGTATCCTCGACGCAATCAAGGGCTATTTGGCAACTCCAACTCAGCGCTACGAAGTCGCCGAAGGCATAACTGAAGTGGAACGGCCCCTCGCTTCGAACAAATTCTCACCAACCTGCGTCCTCCCCCAAGCCGGAACGTACAACATCTACGCCGGAACCATAGCTCCGGATGGAACCGTGCGTTACGTAACCGGCACCGGCGCAGTCACCACGGAGGCAACACCATGCGGAAGGGTAACATTCGGTCCGTTTGGGCCGTATACGATTCGGGTCAGAAAACTCGAAGGCTTGGATCTAAGCGTCCTGCGAGAGCGAGGATTTCAGTTGTTTGTTTGCTTCTCATCCTCGGATTGGGCTGGCATGTTGGTGTTTACGCTAACAACCTAACCTGCGAGCTGATGGGCGGGAAGTGGGTTGACGGGGAGTGTGTTTTTGAACAACCCCCGCCGACCCCCACTCCCCCGCAAACGTGTCGGGACAAACTAGGCAACTGCGAGATGCAACGAATCCTGATGTTGCACCGGCTTATTGAGTTGCGAAAGCAGTTGGAAGAGTGTCTAAACAAGGAGGATTAGAAATGCGGAAAGTTAGCTTGATTGTGCTAGCGGTTCTGCTGTTCGCTTCGAACGCTCTGGCACAGACTTCGGCCCCAGTTCAACCACCTCAGCAACCCCAAGCCGTACAGTCTCAGCAGGCTCCTATTGCACCACCCCAAAGCAGGCAACCCAAACCTATAACCAAAATCTTCTATGTTGTGGTGGTCGACGACGAAGGTTTTGTTCGGCTACTTCCCAGACAGTTCGAGGTCGTTCCCCAACCCCGGGAGGCTCGATAATGCCTAGCGACACGCCAACCTTTGTTCTACTAGGCGCAGCAGGTTATATAGCCCGCTCGCACGTCAAAGCCATTAAAGAAGTTGGCGGACGCCTACTCGTAGCCGCCGACCCACACGAGAACGTAGGCTATCTGGAGCAATACTTTCCAGCTGCGCGCTATGTAGCTTACGACTCCGAGAACCAAATCTCGGAGTCGGACTTATGGAGCGCTGATTACGTCGTAATAGCAACCCCGAATTATCTACACGTTTCGCAGGCGGAATACATCCACCAGCACTTACCTTTTATGTCGTCCGAAATCATCATCGAGAAGCCGATAGCCCTCGGAGCTAAGCAGTTGGAACGCCTCGAACTCCTACGCCCCCGCAAAATCTGGGGGATTAGTCAGTTGCGTTATCACCCCAACGCCAGCAAGCTACTCCGTATGGCAGCTTTGACCAACAGTCCGATAATCGACATAACCTACAACTCCCCGCGCGGGGCTTGGTATTCGAGCACTTGGAAAGCACGGCGTGAGATGAGTGGCGGGTTGGTATTCAATATCGGAATTCATATTCTCGATTTATTGTGCTGGGCGTTTGACATCGACCCGGGAAGAGTCGAGGTCGAAGGCCGCCCGCTGGCCTTCGACCCCAGACACACCATCGAATGCGCTTTGCATTATTTCGAACGTCCGATCAACATCCATATATCAATCCACCCCCGAGCTCCCCTGCAACGCGAGATAACAATCCACGATTCTGGCGATTCGAAGACTTTCAACTTCTCAGAAGGCTTCAACAATCTGCACATACCCAACTACCAAGCCATCCTCAAAGGCCGAGGTCCGACCGTCGAAAGCTGTGCCCCGGCTATTCAACTAGCGGAGAAAATCAGCAATGTCGTATATTAGTCCGTCCGCTCACATCGGCAAAGATACTGTTGTTTGGCCTAATACCTACGTTGCCCGCGACGCTCGCATAGGCCGGGATTGTAGTATAGGTCGCAACTGCATTATCGGTCAGGGGGTTGTGATTGGGAACAAGTGTCGATTGCAAGATTCGGTTATGCTTTACGAAGGCACGGAGCTAGAAGATTATGTCTTCGTCGGACCGGGGGTTATTGTTTGCAACGTCAAATACCCCCGAGCCGGAGTTCGGGGAAAATTCGAACGCGTTAAAATCAAATCCCACGCATCTATAGGAGCCGGGGCGATTATATTGCCTGGTATTACTATAGGTCATGGTGCAATGGTAGGAGCTGGGAGCGTGGTCACGCGCGACGTCCCGGCGAGTGCTGTGATTGTCGGCGTCCCGGGCAGAATTCACAAAGGAGCCTAAAATGCCAACCCCACGCATGGCTGATGGATGGTCGCACTTAGTCCAAATACGCGAAGTCAAGGAGCAACGCACCCTCTGGCCTAAGGTGCGCCTGCATCTGCTCGACCAGGAGTACTGGTATCCGAACATGTTCAAATGGATACTAGCACTCTTCCCCCTCAAGTTCCTCGAACGCTCCGCCTCGTGGATTTCGCTGAGCGTCCATCTAATTACTGCAATTATCTGCGGGGTGTATGCTAGCCCAATAGTAGGTATAGTTTACTTCCTAACACCCACTTGCCTAAGCGAATTCCGCAATCTCAATGCTCGGGCTTGGAGTTGCTTGTTGGTTGTGCTTACTCTAACCATTCAGCCACCCTGGAACTTCATCCCGGCTTTCGCGACGCTCCTTTCGCACAAGATGGCGGTACAGTTTTTGGTTTGGCCAGCTTGGTATGTGCTTCTGCCAGCTGCCGTGCTGGCACTCCCACTAGGCTACTGGAAAATCCTACGCGCTCACCTAGACATTCTACGCTTCTGGACTTGGGCCTTTCGTCAGCCCAAACCAGACGAACCCCACATTCTACTAAACCCTTCATTTAATGAAGCATGGAGTGGGCAAATCAAGCGGCACCTTTTCCACGGTGCCCCAATTTTCCTAGGCTTGGCGGGTTTCTGGCATACTCCTGAGCATCCGTTCGTCGCCTGGATACTAATCGTCATCACCCTCGCCATAGCCACCACCGTTCCCCTGCGAATCTTTGGTGAAGGTTGGAAATACTACAAATACGCTGCGCTTCCGGCTGCTGTAGGGATTTGCAACCTGGGACCGCTGCCCACCACGCTCTACACCCTCGCGGGGTTGACTTTTTTGGTTGCTATCCTAGCTGACTCCCTAGCTAGTCCTTTTCTAGCTAGCGAGAATCCAACCCTCACACGCATCATGGCTCAAATCAAACCCCACCATCGAGTAGCCTGCTTGCCACTCTCTTTGTGCGATATGCTTGCCTACAAATGCCGCTGCCAAGTCCTCTGGGGTGGCCACGGATATGGCTTCGACAACTTGAAAGGTTTTTATCCCTACCTAACTTTGGACGAACTCAAACGTCGTTTGGTTGAACATTCCATCGACTTTCTTATTCTAGACAAAAACTTCGTCGAGGCTTATGCCACTCCAGTCATGGCGGATCGGGTAACTAACCCTCTCACTACATTCGGAGCACTAAAGTACTGCATAGTATCCACCTCTATAGACTCGACCTACATAACCTTCTCTAAGGAGGCCCTAAATGTCTGACCTCGAACGCGACTTGCAAAATCTATACGAGATTCAACGCGTGCAGATGCAACTCGCCTATAATCGTTCTCTGCCTTGGTTTGAACTTCCCTTTGATCGTTGGGAGCGTGCTAAATGGGAAAACTTTGGCGAAGATACATCGATTTATCAAAGTTCGTATGTTTTTGGGGAAGTCGGAGTTGGCGATCGTACCTGGATTGGGCCTTTTACTGTGCTTGACGGATCGGGTGGTCTGACTATCGGCTCCAACTGCTCCATCTCAGCCGGGGTGCAGATTTATACCCACTCAGCAGTCAATTGGGCACTCACCAACGGCGAAGCTCCCTACACATATAAGCCAGTTAAAATCGGGGATTGTGTTTTTGTAGGCCCTCAAACCGTTATAGCAATGGGCGTTAAAATCGGCGACCACGTCATCATCGGCGCAGGATCGTTCGTGGATCGTGACCTGCCCAGCTACACCCTCTGCGTAGGCCAACCTTGCAAACCACGCAAACGCCTCGTGATTAGCGGCAGCAAAATATTCTACCACCCGATATCCAGCGGAGAATAAGTATCATGCCATACGTCAAATGCAACATCTGCTTAATGACTCCGGCAATGTCCAGGACGGTTCGGATCGGACCCAACGGTCTATGCAACTATTGCCAAATGCACGTCGACCTAAGCCGCAAATACCCAACCGGCAACCGCGGCCTTCAGGCTTTGGAGAAATTGGCTAAAGATATCAAACGCAAAACCGGCGATGGCAAGGTTATAGTCGGAGTTTCGGGTGGAACTGATTCGAGTTATATGCTGCGTTTGGCTAAATTTCTGGATCTAAATCCTATAGCAGTAAACTTCGACAACGGTTGGTCTAAACCTTTCGCTATGACCAACATGCAATCCATAACCAAGGCCTTAAACGTTCCGCTTGTCGTTCGCAAGGTAGACTTCGAGCTTTACAACCACCTCGTTCGAGCCTTTCTTAATCGGGGTTTGCCAGACTTCGAAGCACCCGCAGATATTGGTTTAGCAGCAGCTCTGTACGAACAGGCCGAGCTTCACCAAACTCCTTATATATTCGAAGGCCACAACTTTCGCACCGAAGGCATAGCTCCGATGGATTGGTTGTATATGGACTATGCTTACATAAGTGACGTAGCTAAACGTTCCAATATTTCCCTTGAGGAAATGAACTTTCCAGACTTCTCGTTCAGCAAGCAATTGCATTACCGACTCCGCAAACGCGTAAAACTAATCCGTCCGCTTTATCATCTCTCTAAATCAAAACGCGACATGCAAGAAGAGCTGATCAAATGCTACAACTGGACCGCCTACTCCTCCAAACATGGAGAGAATCTTCTAACTGCATTTTGGCACCAACACTACATGCCAGCTCGATATGGAATCGACCATCGGTATGTCTTTCTTTCTGCTCAGATTCGCTCCGGGTACATAACCAGAGCTTGGGCCTCGGATCAACTCAAAGAACCTCCGCGTTTTCCCAAGGAAGACCTAGAAGAGTTGATGTCCAAACTCGGCGTTGATGCTAAGCAACTAACCTTGTGGCTCAACCTGCCCAAACACTCCTACAAAGAATACAACAACTACCGCGCCAAATTCAAGCGTTATCAACCGTTGTTTTGGTTGATGTTAAAATGCGGGTTGGTGCATGAGTCTTTTTATAGGAAGTTTTGTCGGAAGGGCACGATATAGGGGGAGCAAAATGAAAACCAAAGTAGTCCACTGCAAGAAAGCCGCCTATGACGTATACATTGGCAGGCCGTCTAAGTGGGGCAATCCTTTCAAGATCGGAAAGGACGGAACAAGAAACGATGTTATAGCCAAATACGAAGCGTACATAAGAGGCAGAAAAGATTTGATGGAAGCACTGTATGAACTAAAAGGTAAAACCTTAGGGTGTTGGTGTAAGCCACTGGCTTGTCATGGAGACGTGCTGGCGAAGTTAGCGGAGGAGGTGGAATGATTTCGAGGATAGCAAAATTACCTAAATGGGCTCAGCGACATATCGAGGATCTCAACCGAGAAATAGAACGACGCGATGGACTTGTAAAAGCACACGCACTGTTATGCAAGGAGCAACGCGAGTGGTTTATTATCTCGAACAGAATCAACGAAGTGGAGCGGCTGTGGTTGCTCGATAAAGACGCACCACATGCGATATGCAGTCTAGGACCGGGCGATATATTACTGGTGGGGAGAAAGCGCAATGATTTCAAACAGAGTAATGAAGCTGGATGAAACAGATGGTTTGGAAGTATGGTACAGAGCGGGATGCGCTTGTGGTGGGGATGAATGCCACCTGGACTTAACGCTAGAACGTCACCAAGACACTCCGGGATACGTCGAGTTGAGCCTATATCGTCGGATGTATTATCCTTGCTGGCCAACGGGCTTTTGGGCCAAGCTGCGGACACGCCTAAGGGCTGCTCTGAAAATCCTATCAGGCGTCTCGGTCCGGGTTGACTCTGAGTTTTTGTTTGACAGCAAAGAACAGATCGAGGCGTTTATTGAAGCGCTGAGGGAGGGAATAAACAAACTGGAGGAGGACAGACCATGCGCGAAATTATAGGTATTCTACTCATTTCAGCCGTGTTTGGAGCTATCTTTGCCGGACTCTTCTATAGTGTCGGGACCAGAGTGGGTTTATGTATTCTTGGAGCATCCCTTATCCTCTCCGCCGCACTTATAACTGGTATTTTTCTACTTTCTGGTTAAGGAGCCAACCCAAAATGCCAACTCTAATAACCATCATTCCATCCTCCATCCCGGTTTTGACTCGCAACGAGATGTGGGAAGTTATCTACCAACGCACCCTCGGAGGATTTTTCGACCAGGTTTACACCCTCCACCCCCAGTGCGATCAAGAACTACGCCTCGACGCCCCGAGGCAACGTGCTTATGTGCGTGATTTCAATCGGGGTTTGCGCGGATATATGAAGTTGCAGCGCACCGTTGAGGAGATTATCGCCGACCACCCCGGCTTAACTATCATCAAAGCGGGCAATCCCTCTACTTGTGGCCTAATAGCTCGCCAACTGTCCAAGCGCTTCAACTTGCCTTATGTAGTTTACGTTGGCGCCAACTTCGGCTTCATGCACGATCGGGGGTGGTATTGCAACTCACCCCTCAAATGGAAACTCTTTCTCCATCTAGCCGAACGTGTCATGCGAGACGCGGCTTTGGTTTTCGGTGGGAATGCCAACAACTCCGCTTGGGCTTCCAGATACGTTAGCTACCCCGTCCCAACCATACGCAACATAGGCATTCATCCGATTCATTATGTCGAACCTCAGCGCTCCGAGCCACTAGGCACATGCCTTTACGTCAGCCGCCTATCAACCGAATACGAATCCTACGTCCTCGATTGCATCGACGCCGTGGCTCAAGCGCACGTCACGCTCACAATCGCTGGCTCCGGCCCGGCTTATGAACGCATCGCAACCTACGCCAGCCAAAAAGCCCCCGGATTGGTACGCTTTACTGGTTGGGTTACGCAGATAAAACTCCATCAGCTATATCGCTCGCATCAGGTTTTTCTTTCTCCTTACGGGGGTTCAACCATCGTCGAAGCAGCCTTATGCGGGGCACCTATTGTAGGCTATGATATAGAATGGTTGTCGGAATTCGTCAGCTCAGACGTAGGCTGCCTAGCCCCAGAGGGCAACTCCACAGCCCTAGCCGAAGCCATAATTCAAACCCTAGAATCCGACCCCGAGTTGCTCGGAGTCAACGCCCGGCGCAAAGCCCTAAAAATGTTCAACCCCACCGCCATAACCAACCAGGAAAAGGAGGTTTATCGTGTCATACTGGAAAAAAGCTAGGGATCGTATTTGGGAGGAGTTGCTTGAAGTAACTCTCCACCCCAAGCCTACCCCCGAAGATCCGGTTGCCGTGCTATTCAGCGGGGGAATAGATTCGACTCTTTTGCTGGCTATGCTTGCACGAGAACATCCGCGCTCTGTCGTAGCTATAACTATAGCCTTCTGGGGGTCGGACTGCGACGAATCTATCCACGCAACTCGTATAGCTCAACGTCTAGGAGTTAGACACGTAGTTCATGATTTAACTGATGAAGATGTTCTAGCTAATACCTTGCTCATCCCCAAGGTCTATCCCAACCTGCTCGACAATCCCTCAGCCGTCCCCACGCTCAAAGCCTGCGAGCTTGCTAGGCCTTACTCGCGCGTGATTACTGGCGAGTTGGGGGATGAACTATTTTACGGCTACGACCGCTATCGCGCGGCTTTGTGGTTAAAGCACATCCCCTACCGGCTGCGTAAAGCAATAGCTAATCGCTTGCCACGGGTTGCCGAGCAGCTTCCACTCAAACGCCCCAACATGGACCAAAAGTGGAAGAAGTTGGAACAACTTCTCCAACAACCCACCGTAGTAGACGAAATTCAATCACGTTGGTGGGATACGACACTAGCTGTCAACTGGAGAGATCCTATCAGCACTCTTCACAAAACGGTGTTCGCAGCTCTTCACCATGGATTGAGACTAAGTATGCCATTTGTTGACTTCCTCAACTCCAATCCCTTTTTGGCCACTAGCTTGCCACGCCATTATCACTTATCCCCCTTCAAGGGCAAACTTATTCTGCGTTCGATTTTATCTCATTACCTCCCCAAACCCCTCTGGGACCGTCCAAAGCAAGGCTTCGGCGTTCCCCTAACCTCATGGTACGCAAGTCCACTCAAACCTCTGCTAGAATCAAAACTAAACCTCCAACCCCACCAAGTCGAGGCCATCGACCCCTACGATCTCTGGTCGATGCTTATGAAAAAACTCTACCACGGAAAGGAGGCCCAAGCATGCGAAGAACCTTCACGTTAACCAAACCTCGCTTTTGGACGCCGAAGCAACTTATCGATTCCTTGATTCAAGCTACCACTTCTTGGCTAGTTGAGCAGGATTTCGATCCGCTGTTGGACATTCTAGCCTTGGTCGATTGCCACCAAACTCGCGCTACGGTAACGCTTACCTATGAACTTCGCCCCGGTGCTCAGGAATTCAAGGAGTAATCAATGCGCAATTTGATAATCGAACTAACCAACCATTGCAACCTATCTTGCAGCATGTGCCCGAGGCATACTACCAACATGAAACTAGGCTATATGGAAGATTGGATATTTTTCGATCTTCTGCATCAGGTTAGTGCTAGGGACGAGACTCTAACCTTAATCCCATTTTGGCGTGGCGAACCAACCCTGCATCCAGAATTTGCCGACTGGATGCGCGTTGCGGTCGAACTCATTCCACGCGTTATCATAGCAACTAATGGGATTCGCCAAGACGTTTGGCCGGATGAAGTATTCTTCAAGCTAACCGAAATCAGCGTAAGTATTCACAGCGAGCAAAGCCTCGCGACGCTCGACATGCTGCTGGCCAAGCGCGGCGGTTTTTCTAAACCACGCATCCAAGCTAGCACCGTTATGGGCTACGACGTTCCGGTCGAACGCATCAAGCAATTACAACCAGACATCATTCGAACCTACGCCCCGCATACCATAAATGGAATCTATGGCCAAACTCTCCCAGCTCACCGTCCCGAATCCCCGCGTAAGTTTTGCAGCAAACTCAAACACGACCTTGTTATCTCCTGGGACGGGCAGGTTTCTCGTTGTTGTCATGTTTGGCAACCCGAGCCGAATTTGAATGTTCGAACTTCATCCCTAGACGAAGTCGAGCGTCGGCTGCGAAGCTCGAAGATTTGCAGCGAGTATCCGGATAGCACTTGTGCTAAGTGCGACCAGTGGACGGGGTTTAGTAGGGGAGAGCGTTTGGAGTAGAAGGCGGAACATCGAGATGATTGACAAATGCAAGCAGTTAAGAACCGCCTGCAAAATCATTGGGCTTCTGCTCCTCGTTTACTCTGCTTCACACATCATAATTCTCACCATGATGTTTGGGCTCTGGGGAGCTGTCCTGATTGTTACAATACCACTTGGTATCTTTTTGCTTTTTTATACGTGAGGGTGGAACGATGAACATAGAAAGGAGGAGAATAACAAATGAAGCGCCTACTCAACATGTTTCGCAGGGTACTATTCTTAGACATCCGCGCCACGAAGGAAGATAAACAAATCCTGAAGATCGGAGATCCTTGGAAATTCCGGGGGAGTCCAAAAACACCCCTGCACGTTAAGCGCGGAGGTTATGACATAACTTTTTGGACGAGGAAAGGAGGTAAACAATGAAGCTAGTTGTAATCTTTGCAGTACTCTTGTTGCTTGCGGTCCCTGTTGCCGCTGAGACGGGTGAGGGATGTAAAGAACTAGTCGTAGCCTTAGATAAGGACGGAGGGGAGCACGCACACCTTATGGGATCGTTGCTTATACAAAGCTACAACAGAGAGGAACTGGAGGCTTGGAAAACGTACCTAGAGGCAGACGGCTATTTTGACTGTATTATCTTCGTCCCTGACCCTGAGTTTCGTAGCACATGGGTGCCCTATCTCAGATGCACCTGGGGCGAAAATAACGTTTGGTACGACCCAGGGGAGCAGCCTTAGTAAGGTGGACATGCGTAAAGTAATTATAGTCTATTCGATAGCGAGCATAATCATGGCTGCTCTTATAATAGCTATGTTATATATTTTCGGGCCGCGATTAACTCTATTCATCTGTAGCTTAGCCGTTAGTACAGCTGCCACAATCTGGATATGGATGGACCTATCCACTAACGATGATCAGCAAAGACGAAAACCTTGACCATACGAACAAGGAGGTCAGGAAATGACACGATTGATAAAAATATGCCTTGCATGGCTTTCGTTTACAATAGCAGTCATCAATAGCATCGTGGCGGGCGTGTATTGGGGTACACAGCATTTGCGCAGCACAGATGGTGCCGCTGCCACCCTCCTCGAATACTGCCTTACGTTAATCTTGCTAACAGCCGCTTGGCTGGGCTGGTGGTTGTTGTTACCTAAGAGCACCATCGGAAAGGAGCCCCAACCATGACCCGAATCAACACCATCAAACTCCCTCAACGTTCTCTCGACCTTCTCGAAGAAGCCATCAAATCGAGAACCTACGCCAACAACGGCCCGATGGTACAGGAATTCGAATATCGCGTGGCCCGGATAGCTAGTTACCCCTACGCAGTCGCAGTTTGCAACGCAACCATCGGCCTAGAACTAGCCCTACGCGCTATAAGTCCCACGCCAGCTAAATGCTTAATTCCGGCCTACACCCACAAAGCCACCCGCTTAGCAGTAGAACGCGCTAAGTACGAAGTCGTCATAGCAGACGTAGACCCAAACACCTTCATGCTCGACCCCAACAAGCTCGATGATTATCTTAGCAACCCTTCGATATTTTTCATTCCCGTTTCGGCCTACGGAATGCCTATCCCAAAAGGTTTCCCGCCTTCCCGAACAATAGAAGACGCTGCTTGCAGTCTTGGGTCCGCCCGCTCGAACGCCATCGCAGCCGTCTATAGCTTCCACCCCCGCAAGCTAGTCACTACTGGCGAAGGCGGAGTGGTGGTATCAGACTCCATCGAAATGATCCAAAGAATCAGAGCCATGCGCGACTTCGGCCTGGGCAACTATCGAATGTCCGAGATAAACGCGGCTATTGGACTAGGCCAATTGTATTATCTCGAACAAGAAATCGAACGCCGCGCGAAGGTTTATGAGGGGTATTTAACCCTCTTCGGGAACATCCCAGGGGTTCACTTCCAAGCAAAAACCGGCAAATGGAACTATCAATCTATAGCCATAAGACTCGACACCCCGGAGCCTTCGACAGGCGCAGCAACAATCCCGCTGTTAGTCGACCAACTAGGCTACACCTCCCTATCCTTCAACGCCCCCGTGGCTTACTCACTGGAACTCAACGTACGACTTCTTCCCACAGGAGATGCTTATGCCGAGTGTGATTAGAAATCATATAAAAGCAAACTTTCCCCAAAATCCGGGGCTCAGGCCCGCAATCTTACTGAGCGGAGGCCTGGACTCGACTATAATCCTACACCACCTATGCGAACTCTACCCGCCAGCATGCATCGACGCTATAACCGTAGGCTTCGGAACCTCCAAGGACCCACGCGAAGAAGCTGAACGAGTAGCTCGGCATTACGGAGTACGCTACCACTTCATCGATATCCATGAAGAGTTCGTTGGCGAACTCCCCCAAATCCTATGTCACTTCCCCAAGCCTCAGTGGAATGTCTGGCCTTGGTTTGCCATCAAATACGCAGCAACCAAATGCAAAGCCAACGCTATCTTCACTGGCGAGGGAGCGGATGAACACTTCGGGGGCTACGACCACGGAAGCTACCTCCGAGGTTGGGCGGGGCAACTTATGTACGTCCAACCAGCCTTCCAAATTCCATGCAACTTTCTCAACGTGGAGCTTTACCAACCATTCCTAAACCTAGACCGACACGCAATGACCCCTTATTTCGCACCGCCGGATAAGTTTTTTCTACGCCAGGCTTATGCCGACCTTTTGCCCTACTGGCAAACATTCACGAACAGACCCGCAGTGGGCGCTAATTACCTCGAAATCTGGAACACAACTTGGCGCAAGCATTTTCCTAGTTACAACCCAACTTCCAAAGAAGATGCACGAAATTTAATCCAACGGTTGATCACTACCATCTGGCTGGGAGCACGCAAATGGACTACTTCTGCCGTCCCCTCTCCAAGCTCGGGAACGCCCTCGACAAATGTTTGGACTTCCTTTGGACCACTGCCCGGATCTTGTTCCTAATAGCAGTCGGTCTAGGAGGCTTCTTCACCGTTATGGACTCCATCTTCAAATAAACGGAGCAGTATATGCATCCTACTGAACTTCAATCCTACCCCGCGCTCGTTGCAAAATGCGTGAAAGCTAAGCTCGTTCTGCCAACTTCCCCGCTCAAACCCACGCGCCTTTGCATCATAGGCGAATCCCTCGGGGCAGACGAAGAACTAGAAGGCGACTACTTCGTCGGCAAAGCCGGAGGTCTGCTTAACAAACTCCTCGCCGACCTCAACATTCCCCGCTCTTCAATCTACATAACCAACGTCTGCAAAGTCCGCCCGCCAGCCAACAAGATGGACCGACTTTACGAACTCGGACTTTCCACCGCAGACTTCCTCCCAATGCTTAAAGAGGAACTTTCCATAGTCCAACCTAAAGCCATTTTAGCTGTGGGCAATCTCGCGTTGCAAGTCCTAACCCACGAGAGCGGCATAACCAAATGGCGCGGCTCGCTAATGGAGTGCAAACTAACCCCCGAGCCATATCCCTTGATTCCGACGCTTCATCCTGCCTACTTGCTGCGCGGCCAACTGCACCTCTACCCATACGTTCGCCACGATATCAAAACTTGGGCTAAGTTGGCTTTCGGCATCAAACCCAAAGACATCAGCTACGAACAAATCATCAACCCAACTTTCACCCAAGCCTTCGAGTTTCTCAAAACCATCAACGCAACCTCAACCTCCACTTGCTTCGACATCGAAACCGTGGGCCATCAACGCATCACCTGCATAGGCTGGACCTTAAATCCAAACTCCGCAATTTGCATTCCTTTTAGACATTCTGGTCTCAAGCTCCGTTGGTCTGAAGCTGAACAAATCATGCTACTCAACGAAATGCGCTCGATTTTCCAGAATCCTCGCATAACCAAAATAGCCCAGAATATGCACTATGATCTTCACTTTTTGCTGCCGCTCTTAGGCTTCCCGCGTGAGCCTTTGTTCGACACCATGTACGCCCATTGGCTTATCCACCCAGATGCTAAGCACGACCTAGGATTTTTGACCTCGGTCTACACCTCAATGCCCTACCACAAGGATGAATTCAAAGACTGGCAAGAAAAAAGCCTACCCCACGACCAAACCCTCTGGGAATACAACATCAAAGACGTCATTGCCACCCATCGAGTTCAGCTTAAGCTGCGACAGGACCTCCTTGAGCTTGGTTTGTACGATTTCTTCGTTGGCTACATTATGCCCTTTAGACGCGTTTTGTTCGAAATGGAACACCGAGGGCTGAGGGTTGACACAGCTCTTAGGAATAGCTGGATCGAACGAATCGAGTCTGATGAACTACCGGACGTTTTATGGCACATCGCCGAATTGACAGGACAGGAACTAAATCCAAACTCATCCAAACAAATAGGCGACCTACTCTACTACAAGCTCAAAATCCCCGTGCCTAAAACCGCAGCCGGAAATTGGAACCTCGACGAAAAAAAGCTACACGAACTCTCCGCACGCTATCCGCAATATCGACAGCTTTTTGATCTTATTTTATGTGCGCGTACCCTCAAGGCTAAGGATCTAGGAACTTACCTCAAAGCTAAACTCAGCCCCGATGGCCGGATGCGTTGCAGCTATGGAACGACCGTAACTGGTCGCTTGAACTCGAAGAGCAACTTTCGCAACGAAGGCACCAACTTGCAAAACCAGCCTAAAAAATTCCGCAAGCTATTCCTGCCCGAGCCTGGCCATGTTTTCGTTGAACCAGACCTGCGACAAGCCGAAGCCATGGTAATGGCTTATTTGATGGAGTCTGACAAGCTGAAACAAGTCTTCGCCTCGGGCAAGAAAATCCACTCCGAGGTCGCCCGCTGGATCTTCGGTGAGGATGTAACCCCGGCTCAATACAAAATAGCCAAGCAAACTGTTCATGGATCTAACTACCACATGGGCGAGCGCAAATTCGCCACTCTAATCGGACGCCCCGTGGCCGAAGCCAAAGCCATTCGGGCTAAGTACTTCGCAGTCGTTCCAGAACTCCAACGCTACCACCAAGAAATCCGCAGTTTGATTTCGACCGAACGCCGTCTGACCACCCCTTATGGACGAACTCGTGTTTTCACTGGCAGAATCGACGACGAAACCTTCCGCTCAGGCTATGCTCAAATTCCGCAATCAACCGTCGTTGACACAATCAACATCGGCCTGCTGGGATTTTGGCTAACCAAACCAGATGAAGTCTACATCGCAACCCAAACCCACGACTCGGTTCTAATATCAACCCCGCCCGAGCTGGTCGAAACCATCAACCAACTCATCAAACTCCACCTCGAAACCCTACGCGAAATCGAAATCAAAGGCGACGTCCTAACTATTCCCGTAGACATCGATGGACCAAAGGAGACCTGGTTAAAATGAGCAAAACCGATTTTCTATGGATTCGCACGTGCATATTCTGCGGCGAGGATTTTCTCGGTCAGCCAAATCAGATATGTTGCCACGCGCGAACTTCCTGCATCGAAGCTATGAAAAGGCGGCATCAAGCACAGAAAGACGCCTACAAACGTAGAATGCGAGAACTTGAACTCAAACTAAGACAAAGGAGGGGTTTGTGATGAGTTACACTTACAGTTTTCAGCTACCCACAACAGCAGAAATCTCCCAGATGACCAAAGAACAAACCATCGAAGAACGTATCAATATATCAAAGCGTCAAAGTTTCTTGAATGACATCGAATTCTTGCTATGGAAACGTCATCGCGAAGTCGAGCTAGAAGAACACCCAGAACTGTTCGACACCTTCAGACCCTCCGTCGCCAAGGAATCCAAACCCGAAGCTGACAAATTGCTCGAACTAGCCAAATCACATCATCAACTTCTGCGCGAACTGCTGCCTAAACTTTTGGCCTCAAAGGAGGGTTAGATGTCAATCCACATACTAGGCAAAGCTGCCAAACCTGGAAATTATTTGCACTCTTTGGGTACTATCAGCCAAGCTATGTTGTTTGCCTTACCTCAACCAGAAGCCTGGAATGACGAAGACTGCCACCGAGTTCTAGTAAGTCTGCGCATTCCCCATGCAGCTTACAAAATACTCGAACGACTTTACGACCTCAACACTGAACGAGACCCAGAATTCAAAAAGCGGTTTCCAAACGCCGCCGATTTCGAATCCGACATACTAAGCCGCATCCTTCAGTTTGGCCTATTGACTTGTGGAGAGTGGGTAACCGACTCCCCGCCAGCCGAGTGATTTATGCCCAAACGCAACCTAAAAGACTGGATCTCGACCTACGTAGAGACAACTCGCGACACGGTCGAAGCGCCAGATAACTTCAATCTATGGATAGGTTTATACGTTCTGGCTACTGCCCTCGGCCGTAAGGTTTATTACGACCGAGTTCGCTGGAAAATCTTCCCAAACCTCTACGTAGGTATCATCGGGCCAACCGGCGACGGCAAGACAACCGCTGCGGATCTAGGAGTAAACATCCTCCAAAAAGTTGCACTAAAACACAAAATAGAACTCCGCCGAGAGAAGCTAACTTCGTGGTTTATTCTCGAACGCATGCACAAACTAGTCGGAGCTTACAACGAATGCGTGATGTCTATCTACGCCCCGGAGATGAAAACTTTCTTGGGGGATTTGAACAAAACGGAACTTGTTACTTTACTGACTTCATTCTATACCTGCCCCGATTACGCCGAGTACTCAACCAAAGGCAAAGGCGGGGGAGATATGCAGATACGCAAATACCGCAACGTCTGCATAAATCTCCTTGCTTGCTCGACTCCGGAATGGCTAACTGTTGGAACAACATCTGATGAGGTTGCTGGCGGTTTTACGGGCAGGTTTGTTTATGTTTATTCAGATGGAACCGAAAAACTAATTCCTTTCCCAGAGGAGGCTTGGACTGCCGAACGCAAAGATACTTGGGATGATTTGGCAGAGGACTTGGATTATATAGCCGCCAACATAAAAGGCGAAATCATCATAACTCAAGAAGCCCGTCAAGACTACGAAGCCTGGTATCGTCTACTCAAACGCGGGGCTTCTGAGGTCAAAGACGAACGCCTGCGTGGTTATTATATGCGTAAGCGCGATTTGATTTTCAAGTTGTGCATCTTGCTGTCCGTATCCCGCGACGACACTCTTATCGTCGACGACATCATCATGGCCCGCGCTTTGAAAATCCTCCATTCAACAGAACAAACCATGTCGAAAGCCCTAAGTGGAGTTGTAGACGACCCCGCGCTTAAATACCGAGACATAGTCGTAACCCAGCTCTCCCGCGCTCCTGCGAACGAGCTTTCCCGCTCGCAAATTCTGCGGCTGAACTTCAGCCGCTTCGACCACCTAACCCTCGACAGAATAATGCAAAACCTAAACGACGCGGGGTTGGTCGAAACCATCATCAACCCAGGCAAGCGCAAAAGTCAGACAATCTATCGACTAACGGAGCCTGTATGAACCGTTGGATGAAACACCGGGTTTGGACTTGGATTAAAGAATTATGCGAGCTGCTAATTTATGCTACTTTAATCTTCTTAATGCTTTCCCGGCTGTAGGTGGGGGCAATGCTTTCAAGGCTTCTCGCAAAGACTTCTTGGGAAACTTACCTATTATCGCCTCAGGAATGGTACCGCCGCGTTGGCGAATTTTCTTATACTTAATCAAAGCCTGCGTTCCTGGAATACCTGCGCCCTTGGCAGCTAGTTCGGGTATTCCGGGAGCTAACGGTTCTCCGCTTAAAGCCTCCGAAACTTCGCCAGCAAACTGAAACGGAGCTCCCAAAGGATGTGAGCCATACCTTAATCCGCCTCCGATTATTGGAACATATTCCGACAACTCCTTAATGATCCTGACCAAGCGTTCCTGCGGCGGCGCACCTTCATCGACCATTTCTTGATAAACCCTGAGCGGCGTCGGAAAGGGCGAATTCAGCCCCAGAACATCCTCATAAAGCATATTAACTAACGTCGTTCCCATAATCAATCTGGCTACTCGACGCATTGCGGTAGCTCGGCTAATGCGGGGATTGTTTAATCCTAAAATATCCCGCGTTAACAAATTCCAATTCTGAATAATAAATGTTTGAAACAAACTAGCCGACCGCCCCAGAGCACTACGCTGAATTGGGGCAATATCCGACATCGCACCGCTGGCCTGCGTTCGAGTAACTAAATCATCCGCCCAGTTAGCCGCGCGCTTATGGCTTAAACCTAGAGCCTCCTTAGCATACTTATATCCGCCATACCACGTAGCCGTTGCAGTTTCCATATCTAGCATTTGCAGAGGCTTCAAAGCTACGCGTGCAGTTAGTTTCTTAGCTTCACCTACCCGCCCCGATTTAACAGCTTGCATGGCTTCACGCACAGCAACATCATATTGCCTCGGTAGCAGAACCTTAGAATTCTGAAGCACAAACTTGCGCTTCTGAGGCGAGAATAAACTATAAGCTCCTTCGAAGCCGTATCTAGAACCAATCTGCGTGAAGGTATTAACAAACGCCGTAGGCTGAATCAGTGCCGAGCGAACATTAGCACTCAACACCGCATAGGTTAGATTTCTATTCAGCGTTCGGGCTGCCCGCTCGACCAACGGCGGCGCCTTGCCTAGAAAACTCATATCCGACGCATTAGCTAGAAACGTTCGCCATTTGGTTATCGCCTCGTAAGCATTCGGATGCGTTTCGCTCAAACGCCAGCGTTTGCCAGTTTTCGGATCGACAATCGATGTTCCGGTTAGTTCGTGGATTTTAGTCAACACTGGACTGAGGTGTATATACCTATTCGCTGCTTCGCCATAGCGCTCAAACACCCTAGCTACATCCAACTCAACCGACAACCCCGCCGCCTTCAAGCGCGGAATTTCGAAAGGAAACTTAGCCGTAGTCGGAATGCCATACATCGACTTAACAGCATCCAAATGCTTAGCAAAACTCTTAGCCGAGGCTTCGACTGGATTTATGCCCAGCTTGTCCATATAATCCAGCGTTCGCATGAAGGTGAAGTAATTTCGCACCTTCGGAAGCGGGGCTTTACCTGAGGCTTTTCTTGCTGAGTTCAAGCGCTCCCAATAAAGATCAAACCTTCCACGCAACTCTTTATAAAGCTGCTTTTCGCGCGGGGTTAGTTGCTCAACCTTCCGGCCCATTATTTTCAAAATTTGCTTTCCGCGTTTTTGCTGAGCAACAGCCCACAAGCCTATACGTTCGCGTTCTTTGGCTGAGTATTTCTTACGAACATCTTTTATAAAACTCTGCAATCGCTTATTATCGACCGCGATGTTGAATTCTGCTTGCTTAACCGGCCTATAAATCAACTCCTTCGCCTTAGGCCCGAGGCGATCAAACACACTAATCATCGGCTCAATCAACCCACCCAAAGGCCGCGTTTTCCACAGGCCCGACCCCGCGCTGCTGAACGTAGCAGGCGTCCATTTTAGCTCCCCGCCAAGTCCTACAAACGTCGGCGGCAAATCGGGCATCTTTTGGAGTATGCTAAGTTCGCCTAGATAAACCTTAGGAAACTTAAGCTCCGTACCGTCGCTTTTCTTCAGGGTGCGTTGTTTGATCACTCGGCCATATAAAGGGTGGGGTTCGGCTGGCGGAGGCTCAGGGGCAGCTTTTTGGAGCTTCTTCAGAAAGCCCCGAATTTGCCCCACAGGGAGCTTCCCCTCGGCCACCCTTGTCCTGATATAGCTTTCTAATTTGGCAAGATCCTCGAAGCTCTCAGGGCCTCTCAGGGCCGCCTCTCGCTTAGCTAGCTCCTTCAACCTGGGAGGCTTGGCTCGAAGCCCCTCCAAGCGCTCTTCATGCACCCTTCGAAGCTCGGCAGCCGCCCCGATTTTATCTCCTTTTTGCAGCCGCCCAACCACCTTCTTAGCCCACGCAGGCCCCAGCATCATCGCCCCGAATTCGAACGCCGTCGCCAACGTAGCTCCCAGCGTTGGACTGTCTTCGAACTGTTCTTGAATCCAGTTCCCGGCTTCGTGAAGCTTTTCGAACGGCAATCCAATAGCTGATAAAATCTCCTGTTCCTTCTCGCCCAAATTCAACAGCTTAGCAGGAGCTTCTAACAACTTGTTATAAACCCGCTCCGCAGCTTCAGGACCTTTGGCTACGAACACTCCGTAAGCACCCAGGCCAGCCAGCGGAAATGCTGCTGCGCCACCAACGACTGCACCGGCAGTCTTGAGCGTCGGCGCTAACATCCCTCCGCGATAAACTGGAGCTTTGCGCGGGAAGTCTCTGTCTTCGGGGGAGTACTTTTGGGCCAGCTCGGATTTCTCAGCTGGAGCGTACTTTCTAGCTAACTCACTAGGAGTCATTTACTTTTCCTCTTGGGTTCTTACGTAAATAAGCTCCAATTGTTCTTCGACGCTGATTCCGTTTTCCTTGGCCATTTGTCTGACCGTAGCCATAGTTCCGACCTCGGGAGGAAGTTCGACCTTAACGGCTCCGCTGTGCTCGCCGAAGGGTAGAATATCTGGCAACCAGCCAGCATCAAGCCAAGCCCATCCGTATCGAGCATCCGGGGGTAGGCGGTTGTTAACACTCTGAATCAGCGGCTTGACGGCTTCGAGGTTTTTGTTTAACTCGATTTGTATTTCGTCCTCAGCCAATTGCCTAACAGCCATTCGGCGCTCGGTTGGACTGGGAGGTTTGGTCGTGTCTACGACCTCATCATAAACCACGTTTCCGTAGGTATCTTGGCCGACGACGCGTTCTTTAGCACCACCCAAGGGGATTCGATTGAAGAAAACCCTGCCTGCTCCACCAGTCCTAGCGCGCTCGGTTCGGGCTTCTTCCTGAGCTAGTTGCAATTGCTTGATCTTCAAGTCCAACCCTCTAAGTTTCTCCGCAGCCTCACTCTTAGAAATCAACCCCTCTTGTTGTGCCTTAGCGATAGCCAACCGCATGTTAGCTATCCGTTCTTCCGTTTCTAGGCGTTTTAACCTCAGGGCGTATTCTTTCGACTTATCTATCTTGGGCGGCTCTAAAAACACCCCGAGCGGGGCTATCTGTAGAACCTCGCCCTCCCTACTGCCGCGTTTAATATCTACGGGCCTCCAGCCTTCTTTGAGCAGCGTAGTATACATCTCCAACGCCTGGGATTCCCTACTGCGGCGTGCCTGAGCTGCGCGTTCAACAGACTGTTGATAACCTCCCAGTGCCCCGGCGATAGCAGTGCCTAAAGCTCCGTCTGTCATTTTAGCCTCCTACCCCGCGAAGTGAGAACTCACTCGGTTGTCGTGCTAGAGTGCTGTATGGCGCAACCGGTGGCCTTGAGGGGTAGCCGGAGTATACGTTCACCATTGGCTGTTGTTGCACTCTAGGTCCCAAAGCCGAACCTACATACTGCCCTAAAGCTGCCAAGTTGGCGAGATTCGTATCGTACGACCGTTGCGCCTGAGCCAACAAAGCCTCTTGAGAACCCCCGGGAGCATACCCCAAAGCTGCTTTAAGATAATCGTTCGTCAGCGTTACATCGAGCTCATGCTTGCGTTGAATCGCCCGGCGTGCCGCAGCGGCTTTCAGGTCTTGTTTTTTGCGTGCCAGCTCGGCCAAAGCTCGAACTCTAGCCCCGCGCTGCTGAGGTATAGCGTCCATAATTTGCTGCTGGGCGTTCTGAAACTGAGCATCTATTCTACGCTGTTCTTCTTGGAGCGCAGCGTCGACCTCGGCAAACTGCTCAGCAAACCCGGGGATGTTCAAATCCTGCGCCCGACCACCGCCCAAGAAATACTCAAAAATAGGCTCAACTCGACCCCGCTGCTGCTGTGCGGCCCTTTGTGCTCCGCGCAGGACGTCCTCCTGTCTGCTAGCAGCTCTGTAGGATTGAATCATCCCAAAACCACCCAGAGCCAGCTGGGCTGCACTTCCTAAAGTGCTTCCACCGTCGCCACTCATTTATAGTTCCTCCCTAGATTGGTAACTTGTAGTGATCCAGTTGAATCGACAGTAACACGCCAGTAATTCGCCGGGTTGGCGGTGTCGCGCAGGACCAAACCTTTGGAATTATTGCCTATTACAATGTCGTGGTTGGTAATTGCTCTGTTGTGCCAGCTGATGTCTCCGCGTAGGCCACGGACTTGGTCTAGAACTTCGCTCAATTCTTGCAACAGACCGTTCAGTTCGATAACCAAATCCTCAGCCTTCAAACCTTTACCGCGAATTTTATATAACACGCCCATTAGCGAATCTCCACTTCGTTGAATTCGTATGTAGTCGGAGCAGTAAGCGTACTCCCCGCCGCTTCGGCTTTTATGTAGATGTATCTTCCTTTGAGTTTCGGTGGGAAGTCGTGCCAGTCGTATCTCGTCGATGCGCTTTGGCTGCTGAGGGTTTCACTGTGCACATTCCGATCATCCAGATAAAACGTCAACGCCCAACTTCCATCTGCGTCAATTCGATACCGCCTGATCCAACCTACAGCGGGAGTTTTCCCAGTCTCAGCCTTACGTTCAACCACCGGATATGCCTTCGTTACAAAAACCGGATTCGATACATCAAACCCCAGCCGCTCCGAATCGGCCTCGAATATCTCGCAGGCAGTCGGCTCGTCGAAATAATTCGTTATATAACTCTTCAGTTCCTCAGCATCCGTTTCTAAGTCTCCTGCATGACTCTTCCCATCCCCGGACTCGCTGCCGTTGAGATTATGTACAGTCCAAGTTTGAGTATCGGTGGAATAAACCAAAACCCTATGATACTGACTTCCATCCAGAGCTTTCAAAGGCAGCAGTAGAAAATAATCCGACCCGCGAAAAACCCCGCGCGAGCGTAGTTCGGCCGTTCCGTAGTCCAGCACCGGGTTCCACCTGGCCGGAGTGTCGTCAAACAACTTAGCTATCTGCTCGCTAATAGATTCGGTCTTGAACCCATCATACCGATAAACTCCATCCCGGCCCAAAAAGTAAACCCCATCAGGCCCCGCAGCTACGGTCCAGCGTCCATATACGCCAACATGAGACCTGGTATTAGCCATCACGTACGTATCCGGATCAGACCCACTCACGCCGTAAATTCCGTCGTAAGTCAACACATATAACTTTCCGTCATATTCGACCAAATTCCGAATCTTTTCGCCCGGCGTGTCAGTTTCCAAATAATACGTCGAAGGCCAATTATCAGGTCGGGAAGCCCTAGAAAAATATAACGTATTGGGATAACTCTCATCCCCGGCCATCCACAGGCGATCCTGGAAACTAACCACAACATCCCCTTCTGGCGGAATACCTTGGTCTGTGTTACATTCCGTAGTCAAATCAGCATCATAAACATAATCCAGATGTTCAGTTACTACATTATCCGGAATCTCCGCAGCTAAGTACCACGTCCCACCATTTGCTACAGTTCGGTATATTCTACGTGAGGTAACCCTAGAATTGTTGCTAACCGGAATCCCCACCAATCTTACCAAAGCTCCGGCGGAAACTTCTATAGAAACTTCCGGCGACGGGTCGGATTCTGCCCCAGTGTCCGCATCATAAAACGTAACTACATATCCATACTCGCCCTCACTTAAACCCCCGGATTCTCCAGTTACTACCGAAGCCGTTGGTATTTGCCCAGGTGGATCAATACCCCAGGTTTTGGTCGACGTTCCGTTATCACTTAAAAACGTAACCCCGTCGGTTATGTATATGCGCGTGTAATCGCTCAGCAGCGGTCTGATTGCGGCCATACTGGGGCGACGTTTTATAGCACTCACGGAATCATAAACACACACTATGCTAGAACTTATATTCGTTCGTTGAGCCGTGGTCGAATTATACCTATACAACCCATCCGACTGACACCAATAAATCAGCTTCTTCGACCTGCCCTCGACGTTGAAAATCCGCAACAACCCCGACAGGCTCCCCATAGAGAACTCATCAAAAGGTCCACTACGTTTCAGAAACCTCCTCGGAGCGATGCTTCCTAGTTGATTTATCTCGCAATCCTCAATCCAAAACAGCGCGTCGTCGCGCATAAGCTCTTGGCGAGCCCGGTTTTGCCAGCCGCGTGTGAATCCGCCTATCTTAACAGCCATATTAAGCCTCTAACCGTTCCATTGGATGTGCATGTGCGTAGGTTCGACCAGCACGAAGTATTCGTCTCCAAGTCGATTCTGAATTCGCCGCGCCCAAGTTCCAGGGCTGTAGGGAAAGTCGCGTGTTCGAAAATCCAAGGCCCGGCCTTTGTAGTGCTTCGAGCCCTCTCTGTGCTTTCCGTCGCAACCACTAGTTATTGTAATCGTATACCTTGCAGGCGCTAAGTCTTCTACCGCTCGCAGAATCCGCGTCATACCGCAAACCCAAGTATCTGGGTGAAACCTCACCCCGGGCTTGACCCGAATCATGGCTAACTCCATCTTTGAAATAGGTGTTTCAAAGTTCTACATTCAGCCTCGAAAACGGTTCGCAGCAATTTGGCTTTGGTGTCGTCGCGTCCGTCACCGTCGTGCGAAAATGCCTCGGCCAGGATGCCGTGGATGAGAATTGGTACGAAGGCGTCGGATATTTGCAGCTCTGAATCAAGCCCGGCAACTGGATAAATGCTGCCCTTATACCATATCATCGCAGCTGAGGTTGAGGTTCGCTCATACAGCACCACGCCATACGGACGGTCGATCCATATGGACGCGGTTGGAGATGTAGCTGTCGCGGTGGGGTATGCGTCAACAACGGCTCCATAGTGAACTGAGCTAGTGCTTGTTCCTTGAATGAAGTCTTGATATGTTCCGTCTAGTATTGCCCCGGATGTAAGGCCATATTCGTAGCTGGCAGGATAAGTTGTCAAAGCTCCTTCATCGGTGGCGTATGCTCTCCAAATGGTCGAGCTTATTACATCATCGAAATATATAGTATCCGTCACCGGGCTGCCGGATGCAGTCGTGGTCAATCTGCCGTCTTCTTCGCAAGCTACTTCCCAAACCGTGCTGCCAGTTCCGGAAGTCGGAATTCGAAATTCCTGCGAAGTAGCTGTTGGAGAGTACGTGGTAATAGCCGCGCCATTGCCGAAAGCTAGCTCGAACACACTACCACCTGCCGAGCCGATGTAAATCGAACTCGAAGTATTTTCGGTGTATGTATAAACCGAACTCGGCGTCGGCACCATTCTAATCGAAGCATAATCCCCGCTGCCGATAATCGTAGCCACGCGCGGGGTTCCTGTCGAACTCCCACCCAACCAATCATCATCTCCGTGGTCGAGGTCGCTCCAGTTGGCCACATCCAGAAAAGCCTCGCTGAATGTCATGTAATACGCAGCATTGAACTCCACTGGCATATCTGCTTCGCCAGTAGAACTATCAACATAACGTATAGTTATAAAATCAGCAATGTTGGTTAGCTGAGAGAATTCTCCAAGTATGGACATAACGATCTTGACGATTTCGGACTTGGTCCATATAGGAGCGTAGGTGTAGTCCTCCCCCAGGATGTCGCCGATCTTGTCTACTAGATCAGTTACTCTCATTATCAGCTGCCTTGAAGTCTTTGGTAGAAACGTTTTCGTATAGGAACTCCACGCTTTGTGGCTCGAAGCCTATGTGCGATGGAAAGCGGCTTTTTTGCAGGGCTGCTAGGGCGTTGACTTTGTCGATAAAATGTCCGAAGGATTCCGCAGCTTCGTTGCCTCGGGTTGGTTCGGATGTGAAACCTAGGAATCGAGCGTAGTAGTATAGCGCATCTTGAAATCCTCGGGGAATCCGGGGTTCGTCTGAAGGGGTTAAATCCGTCGGCACGAATGCTCCAATTACGCTTAGGCTTGTTCCACCTATGTTTTGCATCGGAACTATAAGCAACCGCGAATTGGGATAATGATACGGGCTTTGGACCCAGTAATATTGTGCGTCTCCGCCCGAGCCGACCTTACCTTCCCAAGCGCTGCTGTAATATTCCATATCTCGGATATTAACTGGATGCACGCGCTTACCGGTTGCTTTGTTAGCTACATACAAAGGCGCAATACATTCCGCATCGCCATCTTTAGGCAAGCAGACGTAATTCCGCGTTCCATCGACTTCCACATCAACCCGCCGCTCGTCGAACAAGGTCAACACAGCCATCATTTTATAGCCGTCGTTAATAGCATCGAGGATGAAATCATCCGTTCGATACACCCCCTCGTCTTCGAGGCTTGCTTGTATTTGGTCCATCAGTTCGGAGACTTTCATTTAATAATCCCTTGTTAGAATCTCCAAGAATAAATAAACAGCCAACCCGAAGGCTATCATCCAGCCGTCGGTGAAACTCATCACCAAGGCTCCGTGTCGTGGTCGATGTAGTATTCGTTGTTCCATATCGGAGAGTCGGATTCGAAGGATCTAATCCGCTGGGGTATGGAAGCCGTGCGCAGGTCTTCCAGCAGCATGTCGCGCATTAGGCGGTCGTATTCGTTTCTCGAATCGCGTGCCATACCCATGAAAGCCGGATTTTGGGTTAGATTAAAGCACATCCTATAGCAATCCCACAAAGCCCCGGCTTCTAGCAACTCCGGCCTGAAAACTGGCTCGTCGGTATCCTCGCTAAGCGCAGAGACGGTTCGTTTGTAGCTGACTGTAACCACATAATCCTCGTCCGGAATAGGCCAAACCTCGAAGCTAACCGTACCTTGGTCGGCTTTTGATTTGCTGAAGATTCGGTAGTAGGTAGGCTCCCCAGTCGAGTCGCGCTCAGGATCTAATCTATACAAAAACCCTTCTGAAACTTCGCCCAGCTTCGAGTTATAAGCAATCGACAAAATTTCCCCAACATCGCCGACGCTCGGACTGTAAGACCTCGGATACAAGCTATAACTCATCGACGAATCGCTATCATCTCCATAAGCTGTCTCAAGCACGAGGTGCGTCGTATCGGTCACGCTACTCACCACATAAGGCTGTGAATCGCTGCCGAAGCGTATATAATACCCTTCGTGCGCGGAGGTAAAAGTCGTCCCAGTTCCGGTCACAGCTGTATCGCCCTGAGCTACTTGCACGGTTTCGCCATCAAGCGATTCGTGAATAGCTACCAACCGAACCGTTGTGGTGTCGTACAAAAACTCCCAATCCTCAGCTGCCAGGATTTGTTGATAGCGTATGTTTATACGCTCCTTGATAACCGGAATCGACAGCTTCGGGCAGAATTCTTTAATGTTTAGGTACATCTTGCGAAAGTTCATTCTAGCTCCCTACTTAGCGCTTCATTAAATGAATTGAGCTTACTCAGGCAAATTGTGCACTACCATGCTAGTTCCGGTTGCGTTGTTGGCTACGCCACCTGTTTGGTTGCCCAAGCAGTTGTTTCCGATGATGACGAACCCAGTTGAGTCTCCAGTTTGTACTGCGATCCCATATCGTTGCATTGAAGCAACGGTGGAGTTATACATATCATAACCGCAATTATTATTCATTATGTTAAAGAACGACACCTCCGGGGCCACCTTGATCGCGTCGTACGTACCGTTAGACATCTGACTATTGCCGCAGATGTTGTTTCCGTTTATCACACTATGTACCAAATTGCTATCAGCCAGATAAATTCCGTCCCGACCCCAGTCGCTAATGAAGCAATTATTTATGTTCACATGCTCCATAGAACTACTGGTTGGCGAGAGATAAATTCCATACTGGCAACTTCTAGTCGTGGCCGAACCAGTCACGCTAGTCATTGCTCCACCGTACCAACCCCAGAAGCGACAATTAGCTAATTGCAGTCCACCGTAGTTGCCAGTCGTTCCACCATCAGCCAACAACCCATAATCTCCCGCCGGGTCAAACCAACAGTTGTTGAATTTCAACCCGGTAAGAGATGTTGATCCGCTTGGACTTAGGTAAACATCCGTGCCGTTCATGTATCCAGTGTATAGGTTAGTAATCCACCATCCATCAGCAGCTTCGATTACCAAGCCATACTGAATGTAGCCGTTCGTACTCGAACCAATGCTTACATTCTTAAGCATCATGTTCCCGTTGTTGCGCTTTCCGGTATTGCCTATCCAAATGCCAGATGAGGTTGAGGTAGTCGCTCCGTAGTCTATCGAGTCGTTCTTGATCCATACATTATCCAGGGTAGAATTCCCCATAGATGTAGCTTCGATTCCTGTGTAGCCTCTGTCCAACATTATGTCACGCAAGACAACATGATCCCCGTCCACGATGTAAATATGTGCAGCTCCGCTGGTCATCGTGTCAGTAGATCGAATAGTCATTCCTTGCAAGGAAACAGCTGTTATGTAATTTCCCTCCGTCTCGTTCTCAAGTGTAACAGTATGCCCCGAACCCCCAGCTCGGGAGAGGTAAGTATTTAGCTTCCCCGCGCCCATTAGGGTGATGCTGTTTTTGGTAATACTTATTCCGGTGCTTAGGGTCCAAACTCCGCCATGTAAGTATACAACTCCATATCCACCATCCGCTTCGCAATGGTCTATGGCGGCTTGAATCTCGACGTCCGTCATTCCGCTGCCGTAGGTGGCCGCGTTGTAGACTTTTTTGAACCCAAGCGGAGCATCGAAGCTAACCCCGGCGTTGTTGGCCTGAATTCGAGCTACGGAAGCATTGTTGGCGTGGTCCCAAAGCTCCAAGTCGTCGTTCCCACCGTTGTTAAGCCACCTCCACTTTGTAGTACCTTCCTCCAAAAAGGCAATAGTAGCACTAGCTCCAGCACCGCTATCCAACCCCATTATAGCATCCCCGCTCGAGCTTGTAACATAAGCATACGTACAATAAACACTCGACGGGCTCACCCCACCAACCGGAACGTTGTCGATCTGCCCCCCACTAACCACTGCCTGATTAGTGGCTACTATAGCACCAGTATAAGTATGCGTCGCCGTAATAGTGTCATCAACTGAAGTCGTTAAATGTCTTGGCATTGTAAGCTCCCGAACTTAACTAAAATGTATAATCCCCAGAGTCGCCTGTTGCTGCTACTATTCCCCATCCTGCCGAGTTGACTCCGACCAGCGTAACGCACGCTCCAGCAGTGTCTATGTCTATGTCGGCTGCGGTAGTGCTGGCGCTTCCAGCTAGTACACCAGCTATTGTATCAGCACCGTTGCCGTCTATGCGAAGTGAGTACGAAGAATTTGCGTTGCAGAAGGTATAATACAACCCAGTCGGATCTGCCGGAAGGGTTAGAGTTACCAACCCCGCATAACTCGAATTGACAGAAAACAACGCCCCGCTTTCGTACGCTGCGACGTTTCTGGAAGAACCAGAGGTGATTGGAATGATTTTCCTAGTTAGTCCGTGACTATCCTCGTTGACGTTGTTAGCAACTACAATATCCGCCTCTTGCCCCACAGACGGCCATTCGATGTTTTCATCGTTGTCACTGAACACGTTGTCGGAGATTACGATTTCGTCAATGGACGCTTCACCTATGTCGATCCCGTCTTCTCCAGCCTCGGAGTGTCCCGCTATGACGTTTCCGATAATGACTACCTCTGCGCTAGCCGACGTATCCGCTATCTGAATACCATCGTAATCATGGGACTTTATTACGTTGTCTGAAATGACGAACGTCTCCAGGCTGGAATGATCCACATACACTCCAAACTGCGTTACCTCACCACCGTCCATAACACTGTTGGAAATGCTGTAATAGGTAGCACGAACAGTAGCAGTACTGTCACTGAGAAGAAAGTTATACTGCCCAGCCTTTTCTATCCACGAGTTGTCAACGAGGATTCCATTTAGCCAATAATCAACTCCATCAGCCCTTGCATATATGTTGGCCAATTTGGCAAAATACATGTGGGTGTTGCTTATCCATATGCCATCCGCACCACCTATTCTGATACAGTAGTTAACAACTCTTTCAGGAGACGCCCCACTACCTCCATTTATCTCGGAGTCTTGTATCCGTACATTCGGGTGATCTGCACTGTCGTTCGCAGTTATGTAAATCCCTGCGTTCGCGGGGTCTGCGTTGTCATGTACAGCACCATCGTAATAGATAAATGCTTTATTTACCGTTACCCAGTCCGGATCGTCTAAGTAGATTCCGTAAGACCCGTTTCCAAGGAACACGTTCTCAATCGTATAGTGAAAGGGCTCAACCATATACAACAAAGCCTTTCCGTCGTTCTCAACCGTTGTCGCAATAGACAAGTTGGCAACTTTGCCGTAACCCACCACCGAACCGGCGGCACCATTATCCACCGTAATTACATGATCGGCGGTTATATCAGACTTTATTACACTAGAGGATTTCCCAGACCCAATGAGATGTATACCCTTAGAAATGGTAAGCCCGGCATCTATATTATAATAACCTGGAGGTAAAAACACTACTGCAGGAGACCCATCGTAGTTAATGATCGAAGCCTCAGCTGCGTCGATCGCGGCCTGTATAGCAGTATCGTCCGTGTTTGCCGCGTCGTCCGTTGGATCTATTGGGCCAAACATTTGGGGAACGAAGACGTTAGCATTTCCCAAAATGTAACCGTCGTCATTAGTTGAAATTTGGGCAGTAAGATAGCGCCTATCGTAATCACCAATGTTGTATGCAGCTCCAGCCGAACCGAATATGAACTTATCTTGGGAATCGTCATAACCGAAGAAATAATCTTCAGTATCAGTATCAAAAGCCAAAGAAAAGTCTGTATTAGACTTCGAGGACCCGCTGCCTATTACTATGCGGTCGTCTGTAGTAGTAATATCAGCAGGATAGAAGGTTAGAACATTGGTTACTGGAGTAAACGCTCCATCGCGGTCTTCGTCGTAACCTATAACAAGGAGTCCGCTGTTTACTGTACTGCGATACCAGTAATCGTTCGTGTCGTTTTCGTAAAGAGTTATGCTAGGTGCAGTACTGTTGAGTTCGAACGTCGAATAGTACGTTATTTTGTTATCAGAGAATAAAATACTTGGGTCGTTTCCTCCAGTTAGCGAGAAAAGCCAGCTGATTGTTGCTTGGGAGTTGTCTCCCCAGACCAAGTTGCCTAGTTCTGTCGAATCGAAAGAAGGCGTGTAGGTTGAACCTTCCCCGGAAGCTGTACCGTCTATCCCCGTGCCGTCGGCAACAGTGGCTACGTAATTCCCAACAGTGTCGGTGCCTAGATCAACGGAATTGTTTTGCACTGCTTGTACGGAAGCCACTCCGCCGGACCAGGCCACGTCTCCGTGGTCGGCATCGGACATTTGGTTCGGACCTACGTTTATCGTAATATTAGCTTCATTACCCGCAACGCCAACATCAAAGTCGCTGTCATCGAAGTCCAAATAAAGATCCGCACTGGTCGAGTCCACCCTAGCAGCGTCTCCCTCTTCTATGTAGACATCGTTTCCGCCACCTGCTGCCGAATCGTCCGTATCCCACTCCGGGGCCGTTCCACCTGCGTTGACCTCAAGGACCTGTCCAGCGGCACCTATACCGAGGCGCACCCAGTTCGATCCATTAAAGTAGAGAACGTCACCCTGAGTTTCTCCGGAAATGGTTAGGTCCTCCACTGATGCAACACCACTAGACCAACTGACATCTCCGTGATCGGCATCTGCCATATCGTCGGCAGTTATGAAGTCGACGTCGTTGTCCGTATAGACGTCCGACACATCGGCTAGTTGGGCTTCGAGTTCGGCCTCGGAGTTTAGCTCATCCTCCGTAAGCACATCCGTCATACTCAACCCACTAGCCCCATCGCTAAGTGGCGCTGTTCCAGCAGCCCCCGAAGTGGCAAAATCTTCGACTTCACTAACCCCTTCAATAGCTGGATCGCCCGCAGCGCCGATGGTCCAGCCAACCCAAACCAGCAGCACGAACAAGCCTATTATACTAACTCCCGTTACTAACCCTCGAAACCTCATGCCACTCGGAACCTCCGATGTTTAGCAAAACTAGCTTATCCTTCGTATTATCCAAGGAAAAATCCGTTCGCATATATATATTGCCAGTTCCGGCTTTGACTACGACCGTTCTGGCGTCGTTAGCTGCTTGAATATAAACTTTCTGCCCCTCCACTCCGCCGTTTATCGTAGCCAGATCATCCGAACCAGCCCCGCCTTCGGTGTCGATTGTGTAAGTAACATTCCAAGCGGTGCTGTTGAGTGTAGTCGCTCCCCCACTTATCGTATCGCTCTCAGACTCCCATACCGTAATCCCCAACGCGGCCAGTGCCCAAGCAACGCTGGCTAAATTGCCGAAATTGGTATCTAACTTTTTTCTATCAAGCTCCTGAATTGCTGCCTGAACATCCGTACTAAACACTCCCCCGGTGGGGTTGAACTGTATTGCTTTAGCCGAATGCTGGCCTTTGGAATCACGATTTACTAACCTGTCATGATCCTCGTTTTTGAGCCTTCGCTGTCCCATTTATCCAGTCGTCCAAGTCCCAGCACCGCCGCGCATTAGCCAAACGCTTGAAGCGTCGTGATAAACAAGCTCGATGAACGAACTCGTCCCGGCGTTGTAGCAAAACCCCCCGGCAGAGGAGTCCATTATATAATCCCCGGCTTGGGCTTGAATACCCAACTGGTTATCAGACTGGTTCGCTATCATAACATGCGCGCCGTCTTCGCTAGCACCAACGGCTGGCAGTGTGAACGTCGCAATGCTGGGGGCGTTCATAACCATCAATCCGCCCAGGTCGTATGCAGTAATTGTGTAATCGGCAGAGTGCACCGACGTACTAACATAAGCCCCGCGCAGGGTGGTAAATCTGCCCTCGGCGGGGGTTGTAACTCCAACAGTGGAGGAGTTTATTGCCCTCCCATCAATAGTCATAGCAAACCAACCTCCTAGTCGGTATGTACCCACTAGCTAATCTCCAGCCCATCGGCTATAAAGACGCACACGTCGGCTACGTTGCAGCTTACTCTGAGGGTTTCAGATGGTCCCATTGACAGGCCAGTAAATGGCTGATATCCATCGTTAGCTGAAACCTCAGTATCATACAAAAGCCAATCCCAAGTGTAGGCGCTATGGCTGTCGGTCGTACGGGCAACCCTGATCGAGATGCTATAATCAGCCACGTTGCATATTGAAAGATTAACCACCGCAGACGTGCCCGCGGGGACTTGGTAGAGTTCGTATTCAGTATCTCCCGCATCCGGTCTAACCGCGCCTAAACGTCCGTACTCGTGTCCCATTGAAGTGTCCTATACTGGCAATCCGTTAGCTATAAAATAAGCATGTGCGTTGAAGGAATCCACGTAAGCCCTAGAGGTTGCGTAGTTAGCAGCAGCCGGATTGGTGTTGTCTAAGTAAACCGCCCCGAAACTGACGGTTGAACCGGCGGTTAAATCTTGGTCAATATACGAATGATCCGCGCCGGTGGAGGTAGTATGCTGATAGGCCGCATCGACGTGGGCATTCGCCTCAATCGCCGAATCGACAAAGCTCGAATCTAACTCCCCCTGACTATTGAGCTTAACTGGTTGATAAGCTGATACTCCACCAGCAGTTTCATGAACGAATTCCCACTTTTGATAATAACGCCCGTCGTTGAAATCGCGGTTGCCTACTCCGGAGGCGGAAGTCGGGCTGGTGGAAGCATACAAACTACCCGAAACGTCAGCCCAACCCAGGACAGTCAGGTCGTTATACGAAGCCGTAACTCCGCCGGTAGAAATCGTCGTTCCAGTCGAAACCGGAACGTTGATGGTTGTGCCTACGTGGAGAAAACCATCTAGGGTTGCGTTGCCGTATTGAAGCGTAACGGTTTGGTCGCTAGTGCCGACCGTCACGCCGGCCAAGTTGGTGAAGTATCCAGCAGCCGGAGTAGTGCCTCCAACCACAACCCCGTCGACAATCCCTCCGCTAACCTGAGCCTGGTTCACCGCAATCAACACACCTTCATAGGTATGCGTTGCAGTTATCGTATCGTCTATCGAAGTTGTTAAATGCCTTGGCACGGCAGGTTTCTCCGCTTAGGGTCTAGTCCTCGTCCGGAATGTTGAAGGTTTCGCGGATCATTCCGAGAATTGGCAGGATGATTTTGTCGTCGAGTTGATTCTCCGTCTCCGCTATCATATCCTCGAAGATGTCGAGGATCATATCGACAGCTCGCTTCAGCAGCTCGGGGCTGAGCATTCCAAGCAAGAGTTCGATAAGTTTAGCAATAATTGTTGCTTTCATTTAGTCCTCCTGAACTTGCTCATTATCCATCGCAGTGCGCTAATGAGTGTCTCTAGTCGGACAGTCACTATAAATTCGCGGCCGCGTGGTTTGGTTGAGTGTTTATGGTTCATGAGAAACCTGCCGTGTCAGGGTTGAGGTATTTGTTTAGGTGGTAGAATGTTTCTAGGGTTTAGGACTAAGAATTCGTATTGTTCGCTTTTCCATTTCGAAGAACCGGTGTCGGCTAGTTTGCGTTTGCTTTTTTGTTTTTTGCCTACGTTCCGCAAAATCGGGATTCCTTTTTGACTTTTGCCGAGTCGCCACTGTTCGAGGGCTTTGTGCAAAGCTCTGTAATAGGGGATTTTGTAAGCTCGCGGAGCTTGTGGGTCTTCGGGGGAATAACCTAGAACCCACCAACTAGCTGTTTCGTCTCCTTGGAGTGGAATACCCCAAATGTAGATGGCGCTTGCAAGTTTGCCTATGGAATAGCCTACCATGTATAGCTCTTCGACAGGCTCCTCGTTGGTTGGCCAGCCTAGAAGGTGGTTAGGTACGTAAAGCAGTACCAAGCCAAACCAAACCAGCAAAGGAATAAGCAGGGCGCGGTGAAAGGTTCGAACTGCTCTACCGCTCAGCAACCAGCCGGTTATTGCAGCTAGCATGGTGTACGCGACAGCTAAGGTTAGATGTCCGGCGCCGATCATATTCCGTGGTCTCCAGTTGAGCTAGTGTTGCGGTTTAACCATTGCATTCTACAAAGTTCTTTGGGGGTTGGGTCGAGGCTTAAAACATCCCCGGAGGCACTAACCAACATTCTAGTTATGGTTATCTCATGGCCGTAGTTGAGCAAGTTGACAGTCTTTTCGGCCACTCTAGTCACCTTCGGATTCAGGTCGTCTATGCGCACCGTCACCGGAATAGGGTCTCGTCCGTCCCAGCGGAACAGGTGAACGTTTACAATCCACTCCCCAGGAATTATGCCGCGGATTGTAGCTACTTCCTGATTTGTGGAACATTCAATTTTCTGCCCGGAAGGGAGGGTTATGACATCGTTTACGTTTCCCAGATCGTCCCTGTCGAGGTGCATCATTCCTGATTCTTTGTTGCCATAATACATCGTATTGCCAGCCGGATCAGCCACCCAGAGATCGACGTCGCTAGTCAGTTCCTTGGGCCAGGTAGCGACGATGACAAATTCGGCTTTGAGTTTCACATCAGCTTTGCTCTGCTCGACTTGAATCGAGAAAAACGCTATAGCAAATAGGGTGAATATACCCAAGCACAAATTAAGCATCAAATCCAAAAACGCGGTGTTGTTACGCATCATCAACTCCGAGTAGGAAAAGTTCGATACGCAGAGCAACGCTGCAAATTAAGCCAGTTAGAGTTGTCCATAAAGCCGAACCCATGCCGATGGCCATAGTGGTTAGGGCCTGCTTCATGCTGGCGGTGTTGGATACGTCCAAATCAGTGAACGCTCCCAGGAGCATGATGATGAAGCCTATGACCGTGCCGATCATCCCAAAAATCGGGGAGATTCTGACGACCAGCCAAGCAGAAGAAACCGCGCTCGCAAAGCGATTAGTTCGCAAGCCGTAATACAAGCGCAGGTTGGCAAACATGAACAAGCCATAAATAAAGAAACTCAACCTAGTTACGTCAGCTCGAAGCAACTGCTGATCGAATCTCATCACTGCCAACCCAGCAGAAGCTAGGAGTATGAGGCAGAACATCAACCACCATCTAAGCAGTCGATTCATAATCGAAAGTCTCCCTCGGCTTCGTCGCCGCGATAGTCGCGCAGATAAGGACCGATAGCTTCGCGTTCAACTGGCCGCCAAGTGCCGTCTCCGTGCGTCCAGGCTTGGCCCCCGCAAGTGGCTGCGATTATATATTCGGGTCCGCAAACGCCTGGGGTCCAATCGAAGACTATAAGAGCTGGTTCGTCGCCAGGAACAGTGTAGCGTATGAGGTATAGTTGGTCCTCATCCGGGGGCATAACCGGGGTTCCGTTGGCTAAGTTATCCGGCAGGCAAGTTGGAACAACTATATCATACCATCTGCCTTCACATTGATAGATTGCAGGTTTGAACTCTTCCTCGGTTTGACGGATAGCTTGGGTTGTGGTTACACATCCTGCTAGTAGGAGTATAATAAGCCAGCGCATTGTAGGCACCTCCGAGGTTTGGGTGAACACTTATGAAGAATTTTCAGATAACTTATCAAACTTTCCTCGCATATAAGCAACGTCTTCGAGGACTTTGTCCATTTTGTCTTCGAGTTTTTCCTGTTGCTTGCGCACGTCGGAGATCATATATGAGAACTCGCCCATGTGACGAACTGCGGTTTGTACGTTAGCTTGGCAGCTAGAGTCGGGGCAGATTCCGGTGCGGGGTTTGTTGTTTTTGCCGAATGTGATAAGACCTAGGCGGTGTAAAACTACGCCCGCTCCTCCAATGATGGCAACTCCTCCAGCGATTAGTTCGGTATTGATCAATGTAGTATCCTTGGTTGAAGTAAGTGGTTTAATGCCGTTCTGAGGACTTAAAACTCTTCTCCGGGTTCTCAAGATAATTCGCACCGGGGATTACTACGGGAGTTGACTGTTCTTCAATGGCCTTCTGTAAGCGTTGCAGAAAAGCACTGGCTTCTTCCTCAGTCTCAAAGGTCTTCTCCATCGGCTTTTCAATACGTTTATAACAAGCTACCGCAGGGACAGCGTTGAAAGTGCTAATAGGTCTTCCGAACTCATCGGGTTCTGGGGGAGTAATTGGGTACGGAACCGCTATGTAGGTTATGACTAGCCAAGTTATCGTCCACATCTTTGGTTCTCCTTTCTAGTTCAAGTTGGCAAGCCACTGAGGTTTCCAAGCCTCTCCGGCAGCTTGAAGGGCCGCTTGAGCTTCTTCTAGGGTTGGAAGAGTGCGGAGGTAGAATTTTCCGTCGCGCTCAATTACGCGTTGTTTTATGCGCTTCTTGGGTACTTGGGTGGTAACGCGCTTTTCAATGCGCGGACGTTCGATCCAAGTGCCGTCGGCGGCTTTGCGACCCTTAATGCGTCGATAGCCTCCTTTTAGCTTTTTGCCTCGAATGACCTGTTTCTTTCCGTAGATCGGTTTCTGTGTTTCCGTTACCGTCCCATCTTCAGCTATGGTTGTTTCAACTTCGTAGCCTGTGATGTTTTCGCGGTCTTCGACTTCCACGATTCGGTCTTCGATCGCCTCAGCCCATTGTTCACGTGGAAGAACTTCCCATGCTTCTTGTTCCTCGGTTTCGCCAGTTTCCTCGTAGGCCTGCGCTTCAGTGATCTCGGTTTCGGTAGCGTTGTCTCGTCGCCATTGGCGAAGCCATTGTTTGCGAACTTGGTTTCTGATGGCTTGTTTGCGCGTAGTATCTAGTGAAGCCCACAACATCTCCCGAAGGGCTTGAAGCAGGAAAAGATTCAACCGTTCGTATTTAATGCCGTCAGGTTCACCTTCCGAGTTGTAAATCACAAGGTCGTTTAGGTCGATTTCATTCAGGTCTTCAGCTACTAAGCCGATTTCTTGCTGGCCGGAGGTGCTATCAGTGTAGGCTACTGGGGTGAGGGCTAGCACCTTGGTTAAGCTCGGGCTATACTCCAGGATATTTTCTTTGTTGCGTTCGCTGGAGGAGTCGTAGTAGAAGTCTCCGTCGGCAGTATCTACGCGGACGAGATTGTAGCTGGAGGTGCTGGTGAGGCCGTTGACTGCTAACTTGGTTGCGGGCGTGTTAGTATTGATGCCGACATTGTCCGCAAAATATGCCCCGTAAGCATTCCCTACTCTTGTACCAGCCGCAGGGACATATATGCCCCAATAATTGCCTAGAGTAGTACCGGCACCGCTCGATGAATCATCAACATACACTCCATACATGTTGGTGACGTCAGTACCCCCAGCATAGTCAGACACACTGGTTACGACTTTGACACCATAAATATTTGTAACTGCCGCACCGCTGTTTATATCTCCATCTATCTCTAACAGTGTACGTCCTTCACTTGCTGCCGATTCCTCAACCTCTAAATTTGCGTCTGGACTCGTCGTTCCGATGCCGACTTTGCCAGAGCTGTCTATCAAAAATCTAGTGGTATCTGCTGTCAAATCATAAATGCGAAATGCCCCAGAACTCGCATTCAAAATCCCTAGCATCCAGTTTCTCTCGTGTCCAGATTCCGTATTTTCCAATCTAATGAATTGATTCAGCGACGAAGCATCACTCGATATCGTCAGTTTTCCCCCTAAACCTGTCGTCCCAATCCCCACATTCGTCCCATCCGTATAAATCGGACTATCAGCCATTCCCCCGGCTGTGACGTAGGGGACGTAGCCGTCGGTGATGTCACTCAAGTCCAAATCAGAAAGCGTTGGAGACGTTCCGAAAACCAGCGCCCCACTGCCAGTTTCATCACCAACTATGCCCGCTAACTTAGCAGACGTATCAATCTCAGCAGCCTGAATGATGTTTGCCATATCGGACACAGAGGCTTCAAGGTTAGCCTCTGTGATAGTGCTGGTGAGGTTCTTGCTGCCGTCGGACGCCACTAATCGACTAGCAGTCAACGAGTTGATTGCTACATCCGACCCGTCCGTGGATATAGGACTATCAGCCAACCCATCAGCCCCAACGTAAGGCACGTAGTCATCCGTGAGTCCAGTCAGATCCAACCCCGCAAAAGCCGGGCTATCTTCGTCGCTTAGACTCAAATAAACCGTCCGGCCAAGCGCCTGCCCAGCAAATAGCAGCACACAAGCCAATACTACTGCAATAACTTTCCGCATCGCCAAATCTCCTACTGAAGTGCCAACCATGCCGAGACGTAGCCGGGGGACGCCCCGACCTCGTTGGCATGAACTTTGATGTAACGACCCAGTGCAGGCGTAATTGCGAAAATGTCCTTGCCATTGGAGTTCGGCCCAGAGGTTCCAGTAAAACCTGCCACGATAGAACCTCCGTAGCTACTTCCAGTCGGCAGCAGAAAATCCGTGCCATTGTTGGAGAGAGTGTAATCGAAGCTATACGAGGCCCCGGTGTTGGCTACTTCAACCTGAAGCGAAAGAGTGAAGTTGTCGGCGGCATTGCCCAAATCGTAAGCCTGCGAGGTTACCCCAGCGGAACCCGTCACTGCTTCCGAGCTCCAAACGGTGTGAATAGTTATATCCCTAGCGTGAGTCATTTTTGGTTGTGCCTCCCTGTGAAGCCGAGGCTGTTTGGGCCTGGGCTTGTGGCTGTTTGTGCATAGCTGCTAAGCCAGCTAGTTGTTGTTGAGCTGCTGTATAACTAGGCCAAAAGCTTAGGGATTCCCTGAAACATAGTTCGGCCAGGATTATCGCACGGTTCATTAAGCAAGCTACTCCGAGGTTATTCCAGAGCTCCCACATGCGTTGCTCACCGTCGGTGTGTTCGATTGCGCGCATGGCATGGCGGAAGGTTCGCCAGGGGTCGCCTTTTTGAGCGTAGAAGGCTGTAGCGTGGCAATTGACGGCGGAGCTATAGGGGGAGAGGTTGTGAACTCTAACTAAGCAATCCTCGGTGCGGTGTTTGAAAAAGCGTGAGAAAGCCCAGTCGGTTAGTTGGAACCGGGGCAGGAGTTTAAGGGTTAGGAGGGTTAGGAGAGTGAAGATTGCTACGAGAAGCGGGGCTGGGTAGGCGTAACCTATGTTAGGCAAACCCATTCCGACTAGAATCCAAAAAAGCAAATTCGTGACTGCTATATGGAAGGTGTGAAAGAAAATGCCGCAGCCGAGCAGCGAAACCAAGGCCCCAGCTACCCAGGGTTGGGTTTGAGCGAGGTTCCAAACTGCTAAGAAGGCTAGCAAGTAAATTCCCGAAGCTCCCAAGAGGCCGTTATCGAGAACGTGTTGAATAAAGTCGCTATGGCAGCGCTGAGGCCAGGGGTTTTGATAGTTGTCCGGATGCAAAAACTCGCCCTTAGATTGAAAGTTTAGGTGGCGATTTACGAATGGAACTTTCGTAGCGAAAACGTTGAACCCGCAGCCTAGTAGTGGGGCTCGTTTAATCTGAGTCCAAGCTGCTCGCCAGTAGTTTAATCGTTCCTTTAAGGTTCCGGAGTAGAATATATAACTGTTAGGCGCGAAGCGTTGCAGCAGAACCAAACCCAAAAAGGTTGCTGCCGCGAGAGTTGGGATGTAAGTCGGATCACCTAGAGTAAGCAAGAGCATAAACGCCGCGCCCACCCAGAGGCCGACGAAGGCAGAGCGACATTGGGTTATCCAAATGCCTAGTAAGGTTGGAATAGCTAGTAGCGTCCACCACCCACCCAGAGCCATCGGAGCGAACGCGCATGGCACCAAGAAACACCCGAGCATGTTCGAGTTACCCACGAAGCCGATCGGGTAGTGAGTTTCGAGATTGGTCGAAACGCTCAAAAAGTCCCATTTGAGTTTATTTTGGGCGAAAGCATAGATGGCGTTAACTGCGCCTCCAACGGCGATTAGTTGCAATCCGAGATCGGTTCCTGCGCGGCTAAGCAACAAAGCAAATAGCATAATTAAGCTGTACGTAACCGCAAGGCGCAAGCCCAAGCGCGGAACTTGAGATGTTGCTCCGTTGATGATCCACAGTCCGGTTAAGCCCAAAGCGTAGAAAATCCAAATCGGCATCGGTTCGTTAGCGAGTATATAAACCCAAACCATCACCAGCCCTGCCCCGGCCAAGAACATCTCGCGCGGGGTTTCGTAGGGCAGCTTGCTTACATTCAGCGGATACCAAAGCCAAATATATCCCGTCAGTATCCAAGGAATTATGTCGAACATATTGTTCCTCGATTTGCTGCAAGGTGGGACCGAAGTCCCACCTTGGTTAGATAGCTAATCCTTAAGGCGTGCCAACGAAGAATATATACAAATAGTCACCATCATCGTAGGCGCTGGTGAATGTGATCGTGTTTCCGCTCCAACTTAAACTTCCCGTGGCAGCGGCGGTTCGAGTTTGCATCCAAGCAGCATCGATCTGACCCACCGGAGCTTTGAAGGTGGTATCAGATCCATCTGCCTCCAGCAAATAGCAACCAAAAGTCCGGTTGCCAATTGCGTCCATGAAAACTTCAGTCTCCGTAAAAGCCATCTGCGATCACCTCCTTACGGTGCGATCCGCAGCATAACTGGACGATACTCGGTCGCAACTCCGGCACAGCCCCAACCGTGGCCGATGTAGCCGGTGTTGGAGGTTCCAGCGGTGCGTTCGCCTACAGCGTTAGCTGTGGTGGTTTGGGTTGTGAGATCGTTGCCAACGGCTGCGGTGTCGGCCCGAAGAACGTTGCAGATTCCCCAAGTTTGTAGCCAGAAATAATAGCTGGCCGTGACTGCGATCGGGGGAACTCCAATGATGTTCTCTTCGCCGTCGGCAGTCGCAACCGTTACGCCGTAGTAGGGACTCGGTACGACGATACACTCGCTCGTGGTATCCAGCGCGGTGTAGATCGGATCATAAAGCGTGATGTCGGTGTGGGTCGAAGTCGAAGCGTTCGCAGCCGATTTCTTGATTTTGTACATCAAGCCCTGGCCGGTGTTGTCGTTGATGCAAAGATAACCCTCGGCGAGGGTGGTCATGGCTGCGGCGGTGGAGACGGTGACGGTCTTCGTCCCGATAGCTGCGGCGGATTGGACAAGCAAGTTGACCAGATCCGACCCCGAAGCTAGGGATTTGACTGGCTTGCCAGCCGCCAGCGCGGTCGATCCGTTGAGAGCGTAACGATAAACGCGTCCATCGGAGAAAGCCAGGCGAGTTCCGAGAGGGGCTTTCTGAGTTGAAGACTCCTCGTAGATACCCTGCGCGGGCCTGATTAGAGGGTCACCTACCATTGCTTCTTGATAGATGTTGTCGGTGATAGCCATTCGATAGATCCTCCTTGGTGTTTAGGCTACCTCAAGGGGAGCATTGGCTTGCTCCCCGGAGGTTGGGTTAGCTTACGTTCGAGATGTAACCCTGCCAGCGCGGGGCTTGGCAAAGCAAGCAACCGGCCCAGAGGAGCTGCCGGACAAAGGCGTCTTGGTTCAGCGGAACCTTCGGCGGAGTCCACAGAGGCGGGCGCTTTTTGTGGATGACCAACTTCCAGAAGTCGGTGTTGAGGAAATAGATATAGCCGTCGTTGCAATAGTTATCTACCACAATGGTAGCTTTGTTGAAGCGAATTCCCGAGAAGCCGACGTTCCCAAGCGCGGGGGTGTTTTCGTTATTGCCTCGATCTTGGGGCTGGACGCGCTGCCAGATTTTGTCGTAGATGTCTTGCGTTGTTACGATCAAATCCGGCTGAATCGCCCCGTCGGAGCAGTCACCATACATGCTCTGTAGCATCGAGAGCGTTAGGGCGCCGCCAGTGGAGTTGACGTTGCCTTGCCACCAGCTATAGCTGCTCTTGCTGATGCCACCGTAGGTTCCTGAGGTCGCGACGGCCTCGGTCAGCGGGCGGATGGCTTTGGCGCCTTGGTCGGCATATAAGGCCTGGTTCATCTGCTTGTTGAAGGTTTTGGACGCATTGTCCATTTTGGTTGCCATGATTGAGAGGATTTTCTCATCACCTTCGACTTTGAGTTCGGTCTCGCCGTCGAGGGTGATGTTGACGTAGAACTGAGCCCAGTTGAACTCAGCCAAGGTGTCGGTTTGTTTGGTTGTAATGTCGAACGTATCAAGTCCAGAATACCATCCAGAGTTCAGCTCCCCGAAGAGCACCGGCTGTTTGATGGTGGAGCCGGAGTCGTAGATTACTTTGCTCTTCGCCTGGAGCTGAGTCCAGAGGGGGTTGGATTTGAAATACTGATCGACGAGAACGGGGATGTATTTGGATCGAACATGAGCATCAATCTCGTCGTAGGTCAGTGCCATGTCGAGTAAACCTCCTAAGGGTGATTTAGCTCAACTTTCCCTCAGCTCGAAGGTCGGAGATAATCTGCTCGGTCGCCTCTTCGAACGTTTTGGGGAGTTTTGCGGGGGTTTTGTAGGTGTAAGGATGCCCCGATCCGGCGGCGGATGGGCCTCGAGTGCGCTCTTTCTTCAAGGCTTCTTCTACGCGACGCTGCACTTCTTCCTCGAAGAGCTGGTCGGCATAGAGGTCCTTGTAAGCGCGGTTGAGGTCTGTTAGGCCGTTTTCGAGGGCGTAGTCGAGCACCTTACGCTGGTCTTCGTCGTTCAAACCCCGCTCTGCGCGGAGGTTAGCTAGTTGAGCATGATAGCTAAACATGCGCTTGGTTTTGTCCTCTTGGGAAGCTAGCTGGCCTTGAAGATCCTTGATGGTTTGCCTTAAGGTTGAGAGCTCTTGGTCGAGGACGGATTTTAATGCGTTGGGGTCAACGGTTTGTTGACCTGGCTGTGATTGGTCGGATGGTTGGGCTGGGTTGGCAGGAACCCCGGGGTTGGATAGTTCCTTCTCAACTTCGGCCTCCAAGCTGGCGTACCAATCGCGCCATTGCTTGAGTTCGTGTTCAGCCGCTCCGGCCTGTTTGAGTTTCTCCTGCCAGGTCGATTCTTTCTCCGTGAACTCCTTGCGCATCTCGGCGAGCTGCTGAGTTTTGCGCGTGTAGTCGGCCTGCATAGATTTGTAGATTTCCTGAAGTTCGTCAGGGAGTTCTTCAGGGTTAATGGATTTGGTGAAAGAATCTGGTTCGTCTGGTTGTTGAGTCGAGTTTTTGGGTTCGTCAGTCATTTTGTTTGTCCTCCAGTTGCTCCTTGCGGAGTCTGTGCTTGGTTAGTAGGGTTTGTAAAGAATTGCCATTTATGTATATATCGCCGCGGATGTATTGAATGGTGTCTCCGGGGCGGAAGTTGCGTGCGAGCCACACTTCAGGGACTCCGGCAGAGGTAAGGGTGCGTGATACGTAGATGCGCATTTGGGTTCATGGTTAGTAGTTTATGGTGTAGTGCTCTTTGCCTAGCGGAGGAGCCGGGGTTGTGGGTGGTGCAGCCCCACCGCGAAGGCGTTCTTGTTTGGCCATGTTGGCTTGCATTTGGGCTTTTTTGAGAGCCAGCTTGCCTTCTTCGCCCATGCCGTAGTGGTCGGTTATTGTCAAAAAGGCGTCTGAGAGCATTTTGCTAACGATGGGTTCGAGGCTGCGGTCGGTCATGGCAGCTTGGCGAAAGAGTTTGGCGCCTTGCATGAGCATTTGGACAGCGCGTTGTTCCTCGGGGGTGTCGATTCCGGGGCCTCCGGGGCTTTGAGTAGGTCCCATTTCGCCAACGAGCTCTGGCTGCGCTGGTTGGTCGCTCAATCCTTCGAGCATGTCTCCGTATCCGATGTCTTCAGGCATTGTGCACTCCTTGGTTCATTTAATGAAGCTATGCAGTGCGATGGAACGGAATCCCGAAGGTCGGTGGAACTCCGCGCCTTCGCTGCATGGCGGTTCGGGGTTGACGCCTTGAGATGCGGTATGGTCCGCCCAGGCCACGGGAGATGTCGCGTTGGCTAAGCAAGGCCAGGCGTGCTTCTCGGTCTTGTTGGAGTTCGGGGGCGAAGCGCTGCCGGATTTCCTCTTGGAGGCCGTAGATGCGTTGTAGGTCGGCAGCTGAAATTAGCTCCTGTTGGCCCGGAACGCCTTCGGTTAGCACTTGGGGATACTCGAACTCCTCTTCCTCCGGAGGTTCGTAAGGCGGTGCGAGGTAAGGCTCGAAGTCCGGCCCGCCGACGGCTGCTGGTCCGCCGCCGCCGAAAGCTGCTTCTGCTTCGGCGTCTGATATAGTATCCGGCAAAACGGCCCCAAAGGCTGCTAGTGCGCCGATAGGAAGTCCCGTTAGCATACTGAGTGCTCCAGTAACAACGCCCGGAATCGCGCTAGGAACTTCGCCTACAGCCCCCGGACCCCCGGCAGCTACAGCAGCGCCTTCGGCTACAGCGTCCCAACCGCCGCCTAGAGGTTCACCGCCAGGACCTACTCCAGGATCACCACTCATTAGGAAATCTCCTTGGTTAAGCAATGGTAGTGGGTTTTGTACCCAGCCAACCGCTCGAAGGCTTCGGGGTTGTGTTGGGTTAAAAATCTAAACATCTTCGCTCCACGCGAGGCTAAGGATGATTCAAACAGTCCTAGGTATGTTTTGAGTGCGTTAGGGCATGTGACCAGAATCAAGTCGCATACGGCCCCGCGCAGAGCGAAGATGCAAATTCCTTCCAAGCGAACACCGCGCCTAAGGGTGGCGAGTTCGTAGTTGCCTAGCAGCACGTTGGCTATGATAACCCGAGGCGGAAGTTCCTCGAGGTAAGGCGTCGAGAGAATAAGATCCAGAATATCCGAGTTAAGCACCGCCTCCGGATGTTCGAATTTTATAGTCGGTCGAGGTCTCGGCATCAGAATCTACCCTTCGGACTTGCCCCAGCTTGGTTGGGGAATTGAGTTGCTCGGCTGCCTTGCGGAGAACCCCCGTCCTGGCCGGGTGGGATTTCCTCGTTAGCCGCGTTTTGGCGCATGGCTTCGACGCGTTTGAGGACCTTCTCGCGATGCGGATATTTCAAATCTTCCAGCAAGGCGCGGTCGTCGATTACTCCGATTTCCCGCAGGCGGAAAGATTCGATGCGTTTTTGGGTTTCGGCCAGTGCGAGGCCGCTGCCAGGTTCTACCTCGAAGGCGAAGTCTTTCCATACGTTGCGATCTCGGCGGCTGATAGGTTTTAGCAAATCCGTGTTTAGAGCTTGGAGTGTTTCGCTTTCTTCGCCCTTAGCTAGCAGAACTTCGGCTATTTTTTCAGGCTCGTAGAACTGAAAAATCCTAGAAACGAGTTTTTTGCCCAAGCGCACGTGCAGAGCTTCTATGGCTCGGGCGCGAAGTCGAATTAAAGCCTGCGCCATGAGTTGCAGAGATTCGATCCCGACTCCGCTGCTTACTTGTCCGGTTCTAACCCCGCGCATTACGTCGACCATGCCGGTGGTTTTTTCGATGCCCGTGCCCTCGACTATGCCCAGGGTGTTGTAAACGTCTGAAGGCAGCGGAACTCCGGGTTCGCGCCTTAGCTCTCGGCCGGGGCGTTTGCGAACGTAGCTGCCCGGGGCGTTGGTTAGCTTGCGCCATTCTTCTTTGGTTAGTGCGTCGGCGTCGCCAATCCAAATGGCGTTTTGCATTAGGATGATGTTTTCGACTATCGAGGCGAGGATTTTATTGTAAACTTCCTGGGGCGATCTAAGCAGTTCGACATCACCCCAGCCCCAGGCGGTGTTGAAGTCGGTATGCCAACTCAGCATCTCGATGGGGAAGCCGCCGTCGTTGTAGGGATTCTCGCCATCATCGGCTATGACGTCTCCAACTAGAACGGTTTTGCGCATGTTGTTGCGAAACTCACCCGAGTAGTCGCGCAGCCAATATTCGCGCACGGAAACGCGGGGGATGTAGCTTTCGCGGACGTCCTGGTCGGGCGAGTGGAAAATGCGTGCCCACCAGGTGTGTTGTGCGTCGGTTCTGGAGTTTGAGTAGCGGCTTAGAACCTCGTCGGCTTTGAATCTGTCGGCCCGCTTGGGATATAAATCGCGGGCTTTGTCTAAGGCCCAGATGTCTTCGAGAATGACGAACTCGCCCTGATGCAGGAGATAGCTTTTGCGTACGAAGGGGTCTATCAAAACCGCGCGCGGGTCGAAAGCTGGGGTGGTTATGTCGCCAAGGCCATTCGCCGCGGATTCGTCGAATACAGTCCCTATAAACCCGGTGCCGAACAGCTGAGCGTATTCGAGCATTTCGACCTGCGCCTGGCCGAAGTCGCTGGTTTGGAAAATGCGATTTATCAAAATGTTGAGCACATCGGCGGTATCTTGGAAGCGATCAGAGCGCGGAATGACTTTAGGAATAGGCTTCGCGTCGGTTAGCAAAGCCGACTTGCGCTCGATATTCTCGATTAGCAAGTTGATCGTCGCGGAGACTTTATGCGAGGGTCTGCGTTTAGGCCACTGCTTGCCGCGAAGGAATTGAATATAACCGTCCCAATCGGCAGCTATAACTCGCCTATGAGCCAAGCCTTCGTTGTAGATTTCCTCCAACTTCCGCAGGTAGGCTATTTCGCGGACTTTGTCATCGATCAGCTTTTGCGCGTCGATGGGCGGGTGTTTGTCTTGTTCTTCGGCCAATTATAGCCTCCCGTAGAAGTAGCCAGTGTGCCAAAAGGTTGTTTCGGCTTGCCAAGTGCCCATGAAGTAGGAGCGGCGGTCGGAGTCAACCCCGAGAGTTCCGGAGGTGGTTACGCCCGTATTCTCTGAGCCAGCTGGGCAGGAGATGTTTTGGATGTACATTTGGTCGGCCGTATTGGTGCCATCGAAGTTAAAATGCCAGCTGGTGGGCTGGGTGGTTCCTGGGGTGTAGATGGCTAGTTCGACCTTGTCTGCGAAGACCGGGGCGGTAGCGCTGAAGTCGACCGAGGCGCCGGTGTTCATTGCGCCGATGACGGGCGCGGAGGTGCAAAGGGCGGAGTGAATTTCGAGGTATTGATAATGATCGTCGGCTTCGTAGGTAGCAAACTTTTTTATCGCGGTGGTGGAATCGAGGTAGAAGGCCCCGATGCAACGGTCGAGGCCGTAATACCAACCTTTGCGTGTAGCGTCCCAGCCGGGAACGTTAGAGGAATTGATGAATTCGGACGCAGTAAGTTCCTGGGTTCCGGCGGCGTTGACTGCGGAGTCGTCTATGTAGAGATATTGGAGCTCGGAACTCCCAGTGGAGGAACTGGGGTTGGAGCCTGCGGGGCCAACGTCGAAGTTTATTGTAGAATCAGTGTAGACTAGTTGGTTGGTCGACCCTTGATGATGCCAAATGCCGGACATGATGGCAATGCGTGTAGCTGAGCTCCAAACCAACTTAAATCCTCGTCGGAAGCCCGATTTGTTGGCAGCGAGCGTATTGGCTGCAATCGAAGCCCCGGCTTCTTGCAAGACCGCTTCAACGGTCGAATTATCATAATAATTCCCTGCATCCTCAACGCCGACCTTAGAAGCTCCATAACCCTCTTCTGTCGAAGCCAGATCCGTAGCACCGACCAACTCCTGATTGCCTGTATCGGGGAAGGTGAACTTTCGCGGCGCAGTCAATCCTGAAGCATCCAGCGTAACACCGTTGCCTCCGGTGTAAATCCTAAACGTTACGCTGTCGGTGCCTGTGTCGGTATTCTGCCTATGCAGATGATCGCCTATGTAACCACCCAGAGTCGTACTGGGAATCACCTCCGCGTCGATGTAGGTTATGTCAGTCGATCCACCGGTGTGGGTAGGCCGCGCGAAGGTTTGGCTTGAGTCACCCCAGTTGATGTCTTCCTTGCCTATTAGGTCTTTGACGAGCGTAAATACCGTCATTCCTCAGCCTCGATGGATTGGTTAATTAGGCGAACTGCGTCCTCGTATGTTTTGGCTCCCTGTTCGTAGGCCCATTGGAGTTCTTCTTTGGAGTAGCCAAAAGCACTGCCTCGGTCGGGCGCAGGGATTTGCTGTCCGAGGTCGGATTTCGAAACCCGCTCAAACTCCTCAAGTTCCTCAACCCTCCGCTGCTTGACTGGCCTTAGTTTCGTCCATAGAACCACTGCCCCACCCACTAGAAGTATTACGAGAAGCGTATTTGTTAGGAGCAACATTACGAGAATCGTAAGTAGGAGGAGGTGGCTCAGGTTCGTGATAAACTCCATTAGCTATGTCTCCGCATTTGTTTGAGCAGAAGCGCTGCCCGAGGTGCGTAGGCTTGAAGCGCTTGCCGCAGGATTTGAGCATACATTTGGAGAAGGTTTTGGTTAAAACGGCGTCGCTCCAATCGGGGTCGAACTGGAAAGCCGTTAGGTTGTAGTTTTGGTAAGCCTCCAGCAGAACTCCGGCGCAGATTTGCCAAAGTTCGACGTGGCGATCCGATTGGATGATTTCGATCAGCGTTTGGGCCTCGGAGGGCAGCAGTTCGACCAGCTTAGCTGCCGCAGCATTGAGTTCATCGTTTGTTTTGTTCTTAACCATCTAAATCCTCCAGTTCGATCTGCTGAAGGATGCTTTGGACTACGGCACCTTCGCCGTTGATGTAATTGATTCGCATGCCGCGTCGAAGGTCGTGGATTAGCTTGCGTACTTGCTCTTCGATAAAACTCGGTAGATTTTCGTCTTGGTGTGCCATCGGCTTGCACCTCCTTAGTAGTTTAGCCAACTTTCATCGTATTCGTCGATAACCGACCCGGCCAAAAGGCGCGGAAATTCGGGGTCTATGATGGAGAAGTCGTCAATCATGCGTTGGAGCGAATCGTCGGCCCGGGATTTGATTGTTTGGAACAGGTCCGACTCCGGGGGTTCTTTGTTGATAGCCTGGTGCATCGTGAATAGAGCTATCAGGAAAGCCATTACGCGGTCGTCGTGCGCGCCTCCGGAGGCGGAAGCGGAGCCGGTATCGTCCCGGACGAAAGTCATACATTCGCTTATTAAATCGCGTCCGTGGAGGAGCACGGTCATGTCGCTGATGGTGTGGCTGCCGACTGAGACTAGGAGCTTTTTGGTGCGGATAGTGGTCTCCCAGCCGATTTTGTTAGCGAATTGGTTCTTGAAGCGGTCGTAATGTTCTTGTTGATAGAGATTCCAGTAGGTGCGCTGAAGCTCCTGCTGGGTGGCTAAGCCGTGGGCGTTGATTTCGACCGCGACTAAAGCTTCGTTATAAAGCCGGGCGAGGTATTCGATTACGTGTGCGAAATTATAAGGATCTATGTGACCGTGCCATTCTGCGACTTGCTCGGCCATCAGGGGCGCGGAAAGTTTTCGAAGGACTTCTATGCAGCTGTAATCTCCCTGGGGGCCGCCGTCGGCTACGTCAACTCCGAGAACGTAAATTTGATCGGGCTCCGGGCGCCGCCAAATTCGCAAATCGCCTCGGGAGTCGCCAATTAGCTTGGCTCTCGCGACGTCACCACCGAGAATCTTAATATCCCCGCGAAATTCGGGCTCGCTGCACTTCAGCGACATCATTTCGAGTTTGTTGTGGTCGAAAATACAAACCCCCGAAACGGTAAAGGCTTCGGTCGGGGTCGCGGGGTATTCCTGGCGGAAGCTCCGTAGGTCGCCCTTGAAATCGGCTAGGGTTAATCTGCGCCAGTGGAGTTGCTCTAGGTCGACCCCGAAGCGACCCTGAAGTTCCTTTTCTTCGTCGTTGAGAGTCTCGGCGAAGGCTTTGGCGTCTTCTTCGCTCCTGAAGGGTCGTCGGTATTGAGGCAGGTCGAACCAAGCTAAGAAAAATGGATGAAAGTTCGACTCCCCTTCTTCAGCCGCGCGCCATTCTTCGTGGAAGAAGTTATTCATCCCTTTGGCGGTGGATTCGTAGACAACGAGCGAATCGTCGGTTTTGGGGATGGTCGGCAGTAGAGCTGGTATGACGTCTTCGGGGAAGGTCCACGAAGCGAGCTCGCTGGCATGAAGATGATGTATGGTGGTTCCGCGTGCGACGGATTTCTTACCAGCAGTAAGCACCTCTAAACTGGATCTCAGGCCGGGGTTGCGAAAGCTAGTTTTGGCGTCGGGGTTGGCAAAGACGATTTCTTGGCGGGAGGAGTATTTAGTCATAGGCTTGAGCTTCGGAGGGATGCAGTCGAGGAATAGCTTACACATTCCGAAGATAGCCCGGCCTGATTCTTTTTCGTGGGCTATGACGACGTTTTTGGTGTTTTCACGCATGTGGGCGTTCCAGAAGATGCGCGCTTCGCTGTAGGTTGAAATGCCCTCTTGGCGAGCTTTCAGAACGATAACTCGTTGCAACTTACCTTTCAAGCGTAGGTCTTCGAGCGTTCGATGCAGGCGGATTTGGGGTTCCCAGAGGTCGAGGGGCCGAAGCTGCGAGTCTTTGTCCTTGATACGTAGCAACTTGGAGGCATAGTAGGGGAAGTCCTCCTGCGCTCGGACGAGGTTTATGATCGGGGGCCGACCTGTCATGATTCGTACCACCCCGCGTAGCCCGCTGCTACATCTGCTCCGGCCTGGATAGCGCGGGCACGCCATTGAAGTTTGGTTTTTTCGGTATAAACTAGGGGAATGGACAGAGTATGAACCACCGAGCTTCCTAAGGTTAGGTAGGTTAGTTGGGATTTCCAACCACCGGTTGGTTCCTTGTAGTAGAAGTAAAATTCCACTCCTTTGTTTGTGGCTTCGGAGACGGTTAGGTCGGTTATGTAGAATGTATATCCAGCCGGAACCCAGAAGCAGGATGAGTGACTTAGGCCAAGCAGCGCGGAGGCTTGAATTAGGGTTGTTTCGGCGGGGTCGGTTGCTATAACTCCGATGTCGCCCTGGTTCGTACCGTCGGAACCGACAGTAGCTACCTCGACCGTTAGGGCGTCCCAGTAGGTTGTGTAAGCCGTTCCGACGGCTGTCGTGCCATTAAGCGTAATCAACTCTTCGTTGCAGGCGTAGTTGGCGTCGAGGGCCGAGAGAGTGACTGCGGTAGCTCCGGTGCCAGCTGCGGCATCAGCGGCGCTAGAGCTTCTAATCCAAAGCTGCTGAGCATAGGTTAGCTCAGCTCGGAGGGTCGAGATGTCGGAGACGGTTTCTAGCGAGGTGTCTAGGTTGGGGTTGTGGCCGTAGCGTCGAATTGCGAAGTGGTTCGAGAGGTTGCCCTCGGCGATGTCGTAGAGGTAAGGCGTCGCGCTGATGCGGGGTTTGTTTTGGATTTGCTTAATCCCGTACGGCAGTCCGTTCGGATCGCGAAGCATTATGCCTTCGTTGAAAGCCATCTTATAGAATTCCTAACCAGAGTGAAACAATGCAGTCGTTGCCCGAAGTTTCACTAACTTTAAGCTGCAAAAAGCGGGCTACTTCGGGGGTGAATTCGATTATGTCCTGGCCGTTGCTGGAGGAGCCGGAGGTTGAGCTGAAGTCGCTGAAGATTTTCAACGATCCGGTTGGGCTGACGAATTCGGGTGGCTTGTAGCTGAGCAAGTATTCAACATCTATCCGCCCCGAGCCTGATAAACTAACCCCGCATCCGAACTCCCCGACGTTGGTATAATCCCCCAAATCGACATAACCTTCGGTTCCGTCGGCTTTTAGGGGTCCGATAGCGGAGTCGTTGGCCGCGAGAATCAGAGAGTTGAATACTTGAATCGGAAATATGTCGCGGGTTGAGGTCATTTAGCGGCGCTGAATTCTTTCATTAGAGGTTCGAGAATTTCCTTTTCGATGTCGATGTCTTTGTAAATGTCGCGGAGGCTTGCGCCCCACTCGTCGGGGAGGCGTGAACCCTTAGAGGTTGCCACTTTCCAACGCCATAATTTAGACTTCTTGCGGCTCGGGATCACTCCTTCCTTGGACTTTCCGTACATCCGCTCCACCGAAGGATGCTTAACCCTGCGCATATCAACCATAAGCACGTCGCTAGGGTCGAGCATTCGGAGTTCGTATTCTCCATAGCGGTATGGAGAGTAGAGCAACGCTTTGTAGCCTTTGCGTTGGAGGTAGTCGGAAATTAGTTCGTTGAAGGTAGATTGCGCGTTTTCTAGGTGCATGAGCACCTCATCGGGATTTGGGTGTTTGAATATTTCGGCACGTTTACTGGGAGATAGACGAAAGATTTGCTTAGCAGCTTCTACATAAGCCTCCTTCAAAATGCGCTGGTCGGCCTTGGTCTCGGGAGCTTTCCAAGCGCGGAGGACTTGCTTCTCGGGCAACCCGGCGAATTTGGGCATTACGCGGGCCACGCGCATGCCGCGTTTCTGACTAACTGCGTAAAGCCGCTCGGCAGCTGGAAGAAGACGTTTAAGGAATGCTCTGTGCTTATCTATCTGCTCGCCGAAGGATTCTAGTTGTTGTACTACCTTAGCGGGTAGTTTGGAAAGTATATACCTAACTGTGGGATAATCCCTCAAGCCGGCCTTACCACTCACCATAATAGCGGAGACGATGTCGTAGGCTAGGTCCTCGTCCGCGCGGGGCTTATAACCGCCGACGCTCTCGAGCGCCTCCAAAATCTCCGATTGGTACTCCCTTAGGCGAGTTTCAGCTTCTTCAAGTTTGTTAATTGCCTTGTTGCGCAGTGAGGCAAGCTTGTCTACAGCTTTCGACCTTCCGAAGCTCTCAGCAACGGATCTAGCTGCTGTTAGGCTTAAGCCGCGAGGTTCGCCCAAGTTACCTTCCTTAAGCCTAGCCCTTTCAAACGTCTCGCCCCACTTAGGATATGTTCTTCGTCCATGAAACCACGTTCCGCGCAAAACATCAGCCATCCAGCGTTCCTCAGGCTCGACGGGTGGTTTGCCGCGGCGTTGCAACTCGGCTTGCATCAATTTGCGGACGTTTTTAGCTACGTGCTTAGGAGCACGGATCGTTGCGCCAGCTGCGGGGATAGCTCCGGTTACGATGTCAATCAAATCCTGCTTGAGTTCCTCGGGAATCTCGTTCGGAACCTCGCCCATAAGCCGCGCCCGAAGTTCCGGATTTATGCGCACCATTTGGCGCAGCTCTTGACCGACTCGCTGAGCTAAATCTCCTATGGCGTCGGCTATTCCGTACTCCATAGCCCGTTCGGTGGCCGGAGTACGTCTAAAAACCTGAGGCGCGGCAGGCATTTAAGTCCTCTTCTTCGCAGCCGCTTTTCGAGCGACTCGGTCTTTGCGTCGCCACATATCGAAGCAAATCGCGGCAGCTTGTTTGACGTCCCGACCTTCCTTCGAGCGCATATGCGAGATACATCTCGAAATGAAGGCTTGTCGGGCCTCGCCTTTGCGCGGCGGAGCAGGCATTTAGCTACTCTCCTCCTACCTTCTTTAGGGTTTTAAGTTCGTCCTGCGCCAACTCGGCAGCAGCGAGCTCGTAGTCGAAGCCCGACCCCGCATTTTCGGGGCTCGACTTACCTCTGCGCGTCGCCCGAAGCAACACCTCAAAACTCTCCTCTTCATCCTCCTTCATTGCTTCGCCGCCCCGTCGACCGACCATCTCAAACCACATCCTTAGGGCTTCTAATTGCGTGCGTGAACCAGCTCCCGTGGTTGCTATCTGAACCAGTTCATCGCCGGCTTTTTCGAGCCGATCTTCCAACTTATCGAGCGTCCGTTTCCACTTACTCTCTGCCTCAGCCTTGAACTTCTCAACTTGCCTCTTAAACAGCGGATTCGCTTTGATAACACTCAGCCGCGATTCGCTTATCTGAATCTCCCGGCGAATTTCGCGGTTCGACTTTCCTGCTGCTATTCTTCGCGCTATCTCAATATGCCATGGACTTAATCTAAATCCGCTCATCTGCGCGCCTTTCGAGCCTTTTGCAGGCTTCTTTCGAAGCTTAGCTTAAATGCGTCTTGATGTCAAGGGAAATCGATAAGAGGACTGGGTGGGTGGGCAGGAAAAAAATTTTCGTAAAAAATTTTCGTAAAAAATTTTCATTCGTGAATCCATTCCCGCCCCGGCCGGGCGACAGCGCGAATCCCGTTTATCGGGCTCGATCGACAGAACGAAAAAAGCTCCTGGCCGGGGATAGCCAGGAGCTTAGGGCCGGGGAACTAGCTATTCGGTTTGCTGCCCTTCAAGTGCTGAGAGAATTCCGTCCAGCTTGCCGGATTTGAACAGCTTGGCCAGCTTCTGTTCGATCTCAGCAGTTTTGGCTTTGCGCGCTTTGTCCTGGAAGTTGGTCTTCCGCTTGACCAAATAGACCTTCAGAACGTTGTCATCGCCGTCGATGTCGACTGCTTCTTCCAATGATTCGGGTTCCGTGTAATCGATGTAATCCGTGAACTCCTGTCCCATGACCTTTGTGGTGACCTTGACTTTCATTTCTCGCATGATTCGATCTCCTTTCTGGGTTGTGGCTTGCCAGCCGTTCTCATTGCTGATTGCCTTGCGCTTTCGCCGTATTAGAATGCAATCCATGTGCCAAATCCCATGCGAAATCCGGCTTTGATGCAAATTTCTGCGTTCGCCTGCAATTTCAATAGCTTAGCTTAGCCTACTACTCGCTTCATTTAATGAATCGATTCACTGGCAAGCTCCACCAACTTCAAAAGCTGGCTACATCAAGCCACCGGCTGGCTAAATCGAGCCACCGCCCTAAATCCGCCCGCCAAGCCCGGAGTTGGCTTGAATCCAGGCAACGCAGCAGCTGGAGTAATTAAATTCAAAACCCTGATGCGCGGCTAAGCTATTGAAATCATTGCTAAACGAATAAATTCAAAAATTCAAAACTCGGAGTAGCACCTAAACCCTCGAAATCATTAGGCTTTTTTCAAAAACCTTCATTTCTTTCAAGTAGGGGGGTCAGGGGGTCAGGTCGCCGTACTTAGAGTACACAAGTACTTAAGTAATCGAGTAGTTAGTATTTTTTTTTTTTTTTTTTTTTTTTTTTTT